GGTCTCCCTGATCCAGTCGTCCAGTTCCGTCACCAGCCGGAGCCGCTCGACCAGGTCGGTGATAGCCCATTGGGCCTGGTCCGCTGTCCGTTGCGTGGTCCCTTCTTTGGGCTTGATCTCGACCCAAAACCCGCCCCGCGTTACGTCTTCGGCCAGGCGGCCAATCGCCTCCTCGATGCGCGGGTCGGTATCGTACATGTTGACGCAGTCCTTGATGACCGAGCGCCGGTCATGCAGGACCGTGAATTCTTTGGCCAGGTCCACCCCGCGCTGTTCGGCGGGCCGGTCGCCGGTCGTGACTACGGGCTGATAAAAGCGCCGCAAAAAGGGCAGGTTGCTGATGGTGTCGATTAAGCTCATGGTTTAAAAGCAAACGAGCCGGGTCGAGGGTCGCGACTCCCTCTTCCCGGCTCAATGGCTCTCGCTAAATAGGTCTCTATATAGTTAAAGCGGGTTTTGGTTTAACCTGGCTGCCGCCCCAGTTTTCCCAAATCCCGGATAGATACGGATACCTCGACCGGCCCCGGCTCCCGCCGATCTCTTTCCAGCCAGCGAATGACGCCTTGCTGGAGGTCGATCTTGAACGGAGCCTTTTTACCGTTCACCCTGAGGAATCCCGATGGGTCTACGATCAGTTGGTTTATGGACTGTTCGTCAGGCATGATAATTATGAAGCGAAAAAATGTTCGCTTCTGCGATAATTAGTATAATACGAATCAAGCCTGGAGTCAAGGGGGCTTTAAATGGAAGAACTAAAAGCCCAGATCGACCAGAGTTTCCTTACTGCCGAAAACGGCCAGGTCGCCCAATTTGGCCTTTACTCCCTGGGCGTCACCGGGAAGCTCGAATATCTCCGTGCATGTCCTGGATATATTGGGGTTGAGCGATTCGAGGATACAGGTCTCCTCTTCCGGGATAAAACCAACCTGCTCCGCGTATCTCTGAAAAGTGCGGTCCTTGCTGTCAACCAGGTCGATCCCGGCGTAGGTGGCCGCTTCGGATTTCCGGTTCTCCACCTCTAGCCGGACCAACACAAACTTGCCGCTGGTGGTTTTGGGCTTGATGAACTCATTACTTGATTTAAGTTCTTGCCCCAACGTCTTGGCTTCTAAAACCTTCCACCTGACCTCACCGACAATGATCTCATCCCCGACCTTTTGCGCTGCCGGGGCCTGGGTGGGCTGGTCGGATTTGGCCGCCCCTCCCCCACTTTGCGAACTTCCACAGGCTAAAGCCAATCCAAACAGTAGTACCCAAATCAGAAAAGGCAAAAATTTACGCATAGTTTCCCTCCGTGGACCGGATATTGACTTCGCCCCATTATATCACATCTTCGCAATTAGTGAACACCTTTTATGGAAATTATTAAAACCCCAATACCTCCCTGGTCGAGACCGTCACCGGCGGCACGTAATCGGGCGGTTTGGGGGCCAGCATCGCCGCCATGCAGTAATTCTCGGCGTGGGCGTAGTGGTCGGCGTCCGCCCCGGATTCGATGTAGATAGCCACCTTCTTTCCTCCTTTTCGCTCCTCCAACTTCCGCACCAGCGAACATAGATGCTTGTAGTAATCCGGCAGGTCGCGGGCGTCCGCCGGTAAGGTGTTCTTTTTGTCGTAGAAGCGGGCAAAGGTCTCGTCGAGCGAGCGGGTCCGGTCGATTGTCACCGTCCCCTCGCCCTCGTTCCAGATGGTCGTTTCGATCTTCTTGTTACCGCTTTCGGCCACATCGTAATAGGCCAGCCAGACCCGGCCCGGCGACCAGTGGGCCTGGAACTCGCGGGCGCTGCGCGTCTCCGGCAGGGCGTCGATCACGGCCACATCCACCGCAAAGCGCCGCATCAGCCGCCCCAACTCTTCAAACGAATCGGCCTCACCCGCCCATCGCTGAGGCCGTTCGCCACTCTCCTTATGCCTGCCCGCCCGTACGACCACGTGCAGCACGCTGCCCACGTCAACCCCCATCCAGGTCGTTTCACCGGGCATCGGTCCATGCAGGTATTCCCGCCGGCAGCCGTCCAGGATGGTGGGAGTAAGCTGCCCGCCCCTGGGCGTGTAGGTCTCTCCCAAATCCTGGTTGTAAACCTCGCGCCGTTTGGTCTCATTGGTCTGCTGTAAATTTTCGACCACCTGCAGCAGCTTGATGCGTCCGCTAAACAGTTTGCTCAGGTGGTAGCCCCGTTTCGACCGGCCCGGATACTTCTGTACCCACACCCCCCTGGCCAGCCGGTTCAGCCGCCGCCCGCACTTGCGGCAGGCGACCCATGCTTTACCCTCCTCCTGGCCGTGCCACCTGACCGGGCGTTCCAGGCTGTCCCATTCTGTTACCACGTCGTAAATGGTCATATCCTGCCAGTGGCCGCAGCTCTGGCATTTTACCTGCCAGGTGGACTGGTCCGATTCATTCCACAAAACGTCAATCCCGTAGCCCGGATAGGTCGGGGTACTGATATACCGCTCCCTGGCGATCAGAGAGTGGCCCAACCGCTTGCGGGCGATCTCCGGGGCGCGCGGGTCCAACTCGTCGACCTCGTCCAGAATGATTTCATCGCTTGGCACAGATTTGAGTTGCCTGGCCCGGCCATCTTTTTTGACCGTGCCGGAGCGTAGGAATAGATAGGCGTTGCGGATTCGTTTCAAGGTTACCTTGTCTGTTCCTCTGGCGTCCGACCGGTGACTGATAACGATACTATTTAGATATTCACTGGCTTCGATGGCCGGGGCGAATCGAGATTGGGAGAAGTCGCTTACATCGGCGTCGGTGGGCATGATGTACATTACATTGCCGCCTAACTGGTCGCACACGTAAACCGAATCGGTCACGCCCCACTCGCTGGCTCCCATCTGGGCCGCTTTTTTCATGACGATGACCTGAGTTTCATCGCGGTAAATATCGACCAGGTAAGGGTGGTCGTATAGGGAAAACGGCGTATCCAGGTCAAGCATGCGCCGGTAGCGCAGGGTCCAGCTTAGCCGGTCCAGCTTACCCTGGGGTGACGGTTGGGGCAAAAGGTAATTGACCAGGGCCAATTTTTGGCTATAGGGGATACCGGCGACCTGAGCGAGCAAGTTATGGCCTCAGCTTTTTATGTGGTACATATCTTTCGGGGATTCGGTTTGTAAATTCATTGGTCACCTTCGCCCTCCTGGTCGCCCCGTCCAATGTGTAAACCAAGGTTGCGCATGGCCTAGACTGTCGAGGCTACGCCGTGAGAAAACTCCTCCAAAAAGGCCCGACATTCCAGAGCGGTCCGGTTGGGGGTTATGGTTTCGGTGGCGCTCCTAAAATCACCAAAGCTTAATCCAATGATTCGCTCCCGTTCGGCCTGAGCAGCCTCAGCCAGGGCACGTTCCAGGCCGGGAACCAGGGGAGTAGCCATAGCGATAACGGCACTTCTGGCCAGGGGGCCAAGGGCCTGGATAGCCTCGGCGACCGCAGTGGCACGGGCCTCGTCCGGGGTCTCGACAATAGCCTGGGTGACTTGCTTTAATTGCCCGTCCAGTTTTCCGGTATTAAGGGTCAGGGTGATGCCCTTCAGCGATTTAATCATCCGCCTCCTCCATTTCTTGTACGGTCAATAGATTACGCAGTAGCACGTTCAATTCCCCTTCCGGCATCGGCTCCTCACCGAATAGCCCCCCCTGCTCCCCTGCTCCCCTGCTCCCTTGCTCCGCGTCCCGCTTGCCCTTCTTCCCTCCCTGCCGGTTCTCGAAAAAGTCGAGCGCTGTCCGAATGGCTGTATTACTCACCGACCCGTTGGTGTGGACAATATTCCGTTCCAATTGGTTTATAGCCAACGGGATCAGCCCGCCCAACTTGTCGTCCAGCCAGGCGTTCAGCCCCAGCGAGTTACCGAACCTGTTTTTCCACTGGTGCAGCGTGGTATTGCTGACCCCCAGGAACGACTCCATGCCCAATATCGTCGTCGGCAGCCCCGGCACCAGTTTTAGCACCTCCCGGTTGCCCCGGTAGACCTGATACCAGGCGCAAAAAAACGCCTGAGCCGGGGCCAGGGGTGGGTCGGCTGACCGCAGGTCCCAATAGACCCCGGCAAAGCCGGCCTTGTGGGCCATGTCGCTCAATTCGCCCGCTTTGGCCTTGCGGCGCTCCGGCGCGGGCTTTTCTGCCTCGGCCAATTCCGCCTTGACCAGGGCTGCCGCCGGATCGTCCCGTTCCTCCTCCGGGAATAGGGCGACGATCTCTGTAAGTAACTTGACTGCCGGAATCTTACCGGCGTCAACCTCGTCCCAGAGGCGGTTAATAGCCCGTTCCAGCCGCCGCCGGTTGATCTCCCCGGCCGGGCAGCGGGTCTCCTTCCAGACCTCGACGATGGAGCAAATCTCGGCCAGTACCCGGTCGACTCTCAAATTGAGCGCCCCGGCGATTTGTTCCGGCGGCAGTCCGGCCAGGAGATTGACCTCGATAGTTTTACGTTGTTCCGGGGTGATGTCGCTCAAGCCAATCCTCGACGATCTCGGCTATGGCCATAAAGGCCGTGGCTGTGTTCATTATCCCCGACGCCTCCTTGAACTTCAGCAAGGTTTCAAAAAAGCGGTCAAAATCCTCATACCGGGCGGCCAGCCGGGTCTTGTTAGCCGCCCCCAGCCGCTTGAGTGTCTCCCCGATCCGCTCGATCTCCGGCGACAAAAACAGAATCCGCAGCTCCTCAAAGCGCAAAGGCTGGTCGACCAGCCTGATGATTTTGGCCCGGTCGTAAGTTTTCAAAACTTCTTCGTCCAGGCCGGAGTAAATCTTGTAATCCAGGTCGTCAATCTGGGTCCACAGTTCCCGCAGCAGGGCCGGGTTATCCTCTCCTACCAGGGCGTTATGAGAAAGCTGGATCCCGAGCTGCTCCGACCGGCTGAGTGCCCTGTCGGTATACAGGACCAGGATCAGGGGCACGCCGGCCTTGACCGCAAGTTCGACCCGGTGATTGCCCGACAGGACCACAAACACCCCGTCCGGCTTACGCCAGCAGAAGGGCAGCGAGGAGAGGTTTTTGTCGGTCCGGATATTGGCCAGCAGTTGGTCGTACACCCGCTTGGGCATGTAGTGGGCGTTTTTCTCGACCGGCTCAATCTCACCTGGCGGCACAATCGCCAGCTTGTAGGGCGTCACCTCGGCCAGGGCCAGGTTGAGCTGCTCTAGCAGGGCCTGGAGTTGTACTGGGTCCACCACTGTTGATAAGTCTCCTGCCAGGTCAGGTCGTCAAACCTGGCGGTATAGTTCAAAAACTTACGTCCGTCTCCGGTCTGGCCTCGCTTGGTCAGCTTAAAGACCCCCCGGTACTTCATCGACACCGGCTTGTCGGTGTAGGCGGTCGTGAGTAGCTCGGTACAACGCACCTGGCGCAGTCGCTCCAATACCCGCCGGGTCTGGCCCGATCTGGCCAGCATGACCACCAGCTTGGACAGGCGCGGGTAAGCGGGCACGGGTACGGCAAAATCGGCTTGCAGGTAAATCTCCCCTGCCTTCTTGCGCTCGACCGAAAACTCGACAAAACCCACCGCCAGGCCGCCGGCCATGACCGCAAAGGCAAAGCTGCCCGGACCGTACTCGACCGCCTTATTAAGGTATAGGTCCTTATAATAGCTCAGGTCGGTGGTCGTGATACGAACCAACTCGATTCGGCTATCCGAAGTCAGGTAAAGATGAGAATCGACCAGGGGCAGGTCCGGCCTTTGCCGGGGCGGGTAGACCTGCTCGAAGTAGGCGGGCTGGTCCAGGACATTGGAGTAGAGGTAAACGGTCTTGCGCAGGTTGCTGCGTTGTTCCAGGACCGGCCTTATGCCGTCCAGGGGCCGGTCGTCGCACCAGACGAAGCGCCGGGCGGTCATCCAGGCAAGTAATTCCTGCCGGCGGGTCTCGTCCAGGACCGGGTAAATAGGCTTATCCCATCTCACAATGGATTCTAGCCGCTCGTACAATCGCTCATAGCCGCCCGTGTAGGTAGGCGGGTAGCAGCAAAAAATAGCGTTAGATTCACCAGCGAAACGCTCGAAATGTTCAAACACATCACCGGCGTAAAACGAATCGACCCGGGCGGTTACCTGGTTCAACCTCTTCACGGTCTGTTCTGCCAGGTCGTCAAAACCGGACCGGTATAGATTCCACATCCTGACCCTATGGGGGTTATTACGCTTGTAATAATCCAACATAGTTACCCATTTCATAGACAAATATGACACGGGTCTTGACCGGGCTGATTGACTGTCGATAGTGGCTCAATTGCAACCACCACCTTACCTCTCGGCAACCAGATAACACCTGGTTGCAGTTCTAGCCCGGCGGATGCACTACGGGCATCCGGGAGGTGGCGCATGAATCGCTCGGCCAGCGCCGCCTCCACGTCGCGGAAGGGAAGCGTGTTCAGGGCCTCGTCACCAAAACGTTTGGCAAGGTTGGCCGACGCATTTTCGTCCGCATTGGCAATATATCCGCACCACAGGCACTCAAATTCAGCCTGGGAGCGGCGATTCAACGAAAGGGTAAAACCACACTCCGAACATTCCTGGCTGGAATAGGCCGGTTGGACACTCCGATAGCGGATACCGCGCTCATCCAGCTTGAACTTGAGTTTGTCGCGCACATAGCCCAACTGCGAAGCCCGCAGAGCGCGGTTCATCTGGCGCGACTTGAACCGCATATCCTTGACGGTCAATCGCTCGACCGCCACCGCCGCCCCTGGGGGCAGGTCACTCATCATTTGGTTCAAAGCCTGTCCAATCTCGTTGCGGGCAAAGGCTTCGGCGCGATGGTCAGCCAGGTCAACGGTCGGCAGCCCTTTGCGTTTCAAGCAAGCGTTGAGCTTTTGCTTGCGGCGACGTTTGGCCGCAGATCGTTCAACTCGCCGTCGCAGTTCGGGGCTAATTTGCCCATAGCGGCGACCCTCTGAGGTAGAGACGATGTTCACCATGCCAATATCGACCCCAATCACGGCTTTTGATTGGGGCTTTTTACCGCGCCGCTCAACCACGAAGGTAGCGTACCACTGCCCTTCACGCCGGTTCAGAGTGACACCAGTACAGAGTTTGGGAAACTCGGCTATCGTCTCTTTAGCTCGTCCGTACAGGGTCAGGGGAACCCGAATAGGCTTACCAGCTTCCAGGGTTGAAATTCTGAGCCAGAAATCAAATGTGGGCGTTTCAGAAGGCTCAATCACCACCACATTGGCATTGGCCTGGAGGCAGATATTACGCAAGATAGGCGGGTTCTGGCGCTCGTTGCTGTACCACGACTGGACGATGCCACAGGCTTGTTGCCAGGCGCACCGCTGCCAGCGGTCGGATAAGCGGGTCGGGATGTCCTGTTCAGGAATGTCGGCGTACTTGTTGGGCTGCCGGACTTCGTGGCCGATCAACCAATCCACATACGCCTGGACGACCCGCCCATGTTCGGCAGCCAGTTCATCCAGCTTTTGCAGTTTGCCTGCATTAGCCTGGTTCAGTTTGAGGTGGGTGATGGCTTTCTTCACCGTTTTGCAACTCCGCAATAATTCGTTCCGTTTTGCGCTTCGAGCGCCGTTGGCCGTACAGCCGAGCGCAAAAAGAAGTGACGATGCTCACAAAATCCTGAACCAAATCTTCCTTGCCGTTTTCGGCCAGATTGACGACCTCAATCTGACGGCCCTGCATTGCCAACAACTGCTCAATGTAATTGAACCCGAAACGGGTCAAACGGTCTTTGTGTTCCACCACGATCAAGGTGATGGTGGGGTCAGTCAACAGTTTAAGCAGCTTGGGACGAGTGTCGTTGACGCCCGAACCAATCTCTTTGATAACCGCACTGACCCGATACCCTTTGGCAACACAGTAATCCGTCAAGCGTTTTGCCTGCCCTTCCAAATTATCTTTGTTCTCCGCCGCCGAAACTCGCGTATAAACGGCAATCTTTTGATGACGGGTAGTTGGAATGGCCTCGCCAATGGGGTCGGTAACGATAATTGTGCCAGTGTCGGCCTGATAACCGGCCAGCTTTCCAGCCTTGAACCAGCGCCAGGCGGTTTTATAAGAAATGCCAAGTTTACGGGCATAGGTACTCAACTTCATAGCCCGATTTTGGCACAAATGTTCCTATTTGTCAATAAATGTCTATAAAATGAATAATCAAATTCGATACTCAGGAGAACCATTACGGCAGCCAGCCGGCGGGTGGGCGTGTCCAGGTAAGGTTTTAGCCAATCGAATTCGGGATTGATTATCTCAAAGGGCATTGGTTCCCCGGCCAGCCAGCGCCCGGCCAGGCAGGAATAAAAAGAAACGTCGTTACTGTGGACCGCCTGCGGGCTGGCATAGCGGGCCAGGATGACCTCGTTGGTAAAATTGCCGGAGCAGCCGATCACCCCTACGGCCCCGTCGAAGGCCGGGGCGACCGAGGCCAGGTATTTGCGGATGGTAGAATTGATCGCACCGATGAACACGATCTTATGCGGTTGCTTCCAACGCCGCCACCCGGTTTTCCAGGCTGTCTAACCGCTCCATCAGGGGCACGACCCCATTCCGGCGGAGTTGAAAGGTCAGGTGAACCCCGGTATGGTCGGCTAACGCCCCCATTCCGGTCACCACGTCGCTGGAATACTCCGGCTCCAATAGATAAACCGTAATCCCGCCCGGCTGCCCTTTGGTCACCCAACTCCCCTGCACCTGGTCGATCTGACCGCTGCCAGCCGTTGGCACAATAAAAGCACGAAGGGGCGGAGGAGGACTCCATAAAAAATCTGGAGTTAGAATATATTGGTCGGCAGTACTATACGCAAAAGCTACCCGCACGTTTGGCATGGGGAAGCCGTTTTCGTCTACCACCAGCACAATGACCCGCTGTTCCTCGAAGGTTTTGGGCTTTGTGCGGCGCACGCCAACCAGGTAGAAATGGCCCAGGGCCTGCGAGCCTACCTGCCGCTGCAGGCCAGCCGTCCATTCCTGTTGAATATCCATCGGCAAAACATTTAGGGGCTGATAATTTTGCATGGGAACCTTCCTTTTATCTTGAGCGAATAAATTTTCGCTTTAGCGACATTGTAATACTAAAAAGGTTTTTTTTCAACCGTCTATTTTGGACCGGCCCCGAAAGCGGTAATTCCCCCTCTTGTTTCCCTGCTTAATCTTTGACAAAATTATGATTATCTGGTATTATTTCGCTACAAAATAAATAAATTTCGCCCCAGAGGTATACCATGTCCAACGAAATTACCCAGGTTCTTTGCAGTCGAATCGTGCCGGGGGACAATCACCGCAAGGTGTTTGACCTGGCCAAGTTAAAGGAATTGGCTAACAGTATTGCCAAAAACGGATTGGCTCAACCTATCACGATCCGGCCCATTGTCATCTGTGGCAAGTGTGAGGCCAGGGTCAGCGCAACCGAGTCCGCCTGCCCCAAATGTGGAAGCGACGACTGGGTAAGCCGTTTGTTTGAGATTGCCGCCGGTGAGCGCCGCTTCCGGGCAGTCTCCCAGATTCTCAAGTGGGAAACTATCCCGGCAATTATCCGAGACCTGGATGACCGCCAGGCCAAAGATATTATGCTCCTGGAGAACACCGCCCGCGTGGATTTAAACCCCATTGAAGAAGCTGAAGCCTACCATGAACACATGCAGACTTTCGGTTGTGACGAATCTGAAGTCGCCAAAATCGCGGGCAAGTCGATTGACCTGGTTAAGCGCCGGTTAGCCCTGCGTAAGTTGGTAGAGGAAATCAGGCTCCTGGTAGCCGGTGGTCATTTTCCCCTCGGCCATGCCGAGGCCATTACCGACCTTGACCCGAATCGCCAGCGTATTGCTACCCGAATTTTCCGGGAAAGTAAAAATGGACTCCCCTTGTCGGCTTTCCGGTCAATCGTTAGCCAATTAGCAGAAGAACAGGCCCAGGATTCCCTATTCAACCTGGAATCCTTCTGGGTGACTCAAGTCCAGCAAATGGCCGACCTGCCCCGGCGAGGCAAGCGGGCCGTTACCGGCGCGCCAACCCGGTCGGACCTGCCCCGGCCAGAAATCGGCCAGACCGATAACCAGGGCGTCATCATCGACCGCTATATTGCCCAACTGTTGGCCGCCGGCTTTGCGGCAGAGGCCGCCGCTATCGGCAACCTGTACGACGCTATGGTGAAGATGAATTACATCTCGGTTCCCCCTAACGCCAAACTCCTGACCGAATAGCCGGAAGTCTCCCCTAAACTGGGGAGACTTCTTTATAGAAAACTCTTGACAAAATTATGATTATGAAATATAATTCACCGTAACGGCCCCGGTTAACGCCGGGGCCAAAGGAGGACCAGATGTTCCGAAGCGTGATAACCAGAGAAGATACGTTCCAAAAAGTGTTAGAGGAATTAGCCGTTGACAACCCATGCCCTCACTGCGGTTCCGGCACAACCGAGGCCGAGCCGGTCAATAACCGCCGTTGGCGCGGGGTGGCGGTCAAGTGTACCCAATGCAAAGAGACAATTGTCGAGATTGACGAACCGGAAGGAGGCTGGCTATGACCCGCCAGGTTTTCACTTTAGGCTACGGTGGGCACAAGCCCGCCCAGATCAAGGAGGCCGCCGAGCGGCTGGGGGCCGACGTGTTCGATATTCGCTTTAGCCCCCGCAGCCGGGCGCTTTGTTGGATGAAAAGCCACCTGGAAAAGCTGCTCCCCGGTCGGTACTTCCACGTCAAACCTCTGGGCAATGCGGCCTACAAAACCGGTGGTATCGAACTGGTCAACTATCCCCAGGGCCGCCGCTTGATCGAGCGGAATCCCCGCCCGGTCATCCTCATGTGCGGCTGCAAGGATTACCACACCTGCCACCGGGCGACCGTGGCCAGCCTGCTCAAAGCCGATAGTTACGAGGTCGAGGAGTTGGGCCAACTGCCACCCCTGGTCGATGAGCCGAAAAAGCCGAATGGCGGCAGCGGGGCCGCGCCGGTCATCCAAATCAACTTTTTCTTTTTATTGTAGGAGGTCCTATGGTCCCCATAATTCCATTGGTCGAACAGTTTAATAACGTTCCAGCCGAGGTCAGGCAGAACTGGCTGGACAGACTGACCGTTAAGGAACTAAGCCAATTGGAACTGGAGAAGTTTATCCTCCCCCGCTTCCGGTTGGCCGCCGAAAGACTGGAAGCTGCTATTTATAGCGGCGACGTGCTGGCCATTACCGCCGCTTACCAGGTCCAGACCGCCGTAGTTGATCGGATGTGCGGTTGCCTGTTGGCCGGAGCGGTCCCGCCGGCGAGGTATTAGGTTATGACCTACCAGGCTTCGTTTTTGGCCCCATCGGGCGCTCTCTCCCGCCGCGAACCACGCCAACGCAAAAACGAAAGCTGGCAGGCGTACTGCGTCCGCCATGAAACCTGGCGACGGCTGGCCTACCGCGAGCGCACCCCGGCAGAGCGCCGTCGAGCGGTCGAGCAAAACGGGCAATTCAGAGAGAATTGTCTGCGGGCTAATGATGTTTTTTGCTACCGACAAATCGAAAAGTCTAAAAAAGAATACGTGGAAGGGATTCACGTATTCTTTTGGTTTGGCGGCGAGGTCGGATTCCCTGGCGCGCAAAGCCAGTATCTCAACCGGGCCACCCTGGACTACTTTCTACTCAAAACCGGCGACAAAAAACAAGCCCGCCGGGGTAAAGTTCGGGTCTCGTTTGGCCCGTGTTTGAATAATCTATAAAGGAGAATGACATGAGTGAAATGGTGGAATTATCAGCCGATGAAATAACCGAGCTTCAAAAGACGGTCAATTTTCTAAGCGAGATTCAAAAGCGAATTATCACCGCCGACGATTGGATCGGTAGTGTTGCCGGCATCGCCGCCGGTCAGGCTATTAGCGGCATCCTCTACCTAGTGGCCAATAACCCGCTAGATCTGACCATCGACGACGTCGGCGACCGCCGCATAAAGAAACTATGCCCCCACTGCGGAGCGACCTTGCCCATGTGGAATACATGTCCATGCTGGAAAAGGGAGGAAAGTTAACGTGTCGATTCGTCAAGCGACTCTGGCCGACATTGACCATATCAAGCAGGTTGCCGGCCGTTACAAAAAGGAACTTGGCTTTATTCTTCGGCCCGCCCTGATCGAAGCGGTCAGGCGGGGTGAGTTGCTTTATCACCCTGCCTCGAGCGCGTTCTGCCACTGGCATAGACGGCGCGACGGGGTTTCGGTCATTTATGAAATTTGCGTCCCTACCGAGTCCAGGGGTCAGGGCATTGGCCGGCGAATGGTCGAGCTGCTGCCCCGTCCGATCCGACTCAAGTGCCCGGTTGACAATGCCAGCAATAACTTCTACCGTCATCTTGGTTTTGATCTGGCTGCTACCGAGCCGGGCAAAAAGAGAGCGTTAAACGTATGGCTCCTATCCTGATTTATTGTGCTGGCAAAAACAAACATTGTGACGAAATAGCTAAAAATACCGGCTTTAAGTTAGGTGCAAGATTACCAGGTACCGCTATTCACTTTCCACCATATTTTATCGATCAGGATTGGCAAAGAGCCAAAAAAGAACCGGGATACCGAGAACGATATATGTCCATCCTAAAACAATGGAGGCCCAATCTTGCGACCGTGCTGGATTGGGAAGAAGAGGATCAATTAACAGAAGTGTTAGGTTGGGCTGAAGATGCGGCTCAGTTTGTCGAGACGGTTATTATTATCCCAAAAGTAATTGGAGGTATCGAGAGATTACCCCGCATCATTGGCAAAAAGCCTATAAGATTGGGTTATAGCGTTCCTACTAGATTCGGAGGAACGCCTGTGCCAATCAGAGAATTTTTGAGCTGGCCGGTTCATTTGTTAGGCGGCAGTCCACATAAACAAATGAGATTAATTGGTTATCCTATTTTTTTTGGCTTGGAAGTTCCAAAATTAAATGTAGTTAGTGTGGATGGAAATATGATACTCAAAATGGCAACTACACGAGGGGCGTTTTGGTATCCAAACCCAAAAAAATATCAAAAAGGCTATTGGCCTACTGTGAGCATGGCTGATGGAAAAAAATGGGGCGATGGAACCAGTAAGGCCGATGTTCATTATGAGGCTTTTCAACGTAGTTGCAATAATATCATGAGGGCGTGGAAAGAAATAGATGAAAGATCATAAAATCCCCATCTCTGTCCGCCTCGGCGACGATTATCACCTGGACTGGGCGCAGCAGTTGGTGACAGAATATCACTACCTGCACCAGCCCGTCGACCCCAGGGCCAGGCCGATGGTTTACCTGGCCTGGCTGGACGACATCGTGGCCGGACTGATCATGGTAGGCATCCCCCACGCCACCCGTTGCGCCGGCTGGTGGGGCTATCCCGGCCTTCCTACCCAATGGCAGGTAGTAGACCTATGCCGCATCTGGCTTCACCTTGAATTCCAGGCCGGCGGCGGCCACTGTACGCCCGACCTGGTGCCGGGCTTCGTCGACCGCAAAGGCGTCTTTCGTTCCACCCTGGCTACCTGGTTTATGGGTGAGGTCCTCAACCGGGTCCAGCGCGACCGCATCAGCCTGTGGCCGCCGGTCTACCCGTGCCAGCCCTATCATATCCGCCTGGTCATTTCCTATCACGACCCCACTTACCACCGGGGCACGATCTATCGGTCGATGGGTTGGCTGCCGATGCACTTTGCCCTTGACAACACTACCCGTGCCCTGCTCACCCACCAGGAAGCCGCCGCTGTGGGCGTGCCTGTCCCCTCCGAATCGTCGGGTAAGTACGGCTGGTGTTGGCCCCTGCCGGAGCCGGATTGGACCTGGCAGGATATTAAGATCAAGCAACCGCGCACCATGCGCCTGTTCTAATACACGAAAGGGCTCCAGCCATGAAAGAAGGTTTACTCTGGTTCGATAACGACCCCAAGCGGCCCCTGGCCGACAAGATCGGTCAAGCCGCCGCCCGCTACCAGGTCAAGTTTGGAGCAAAACCCAACACTTGCTATATCAATGAAAAACAATCCGATGGCCGCATCGAGGTTGTAGGGGATGTCCGGTTAAAGGTTGCCAAAACCGTCAGCCCTAATCATTTTTTTATAGGCGTCGAGAATAGTTAATTTTGACTAAAAATTTGACTTTAATCTGTGTTTGTCCGTGTTTATCCGTGAGCCAATAAACAATTATTGACAAAATAATAGTTTTATGGTAGTATTTCTTGTGACGTTAGCCTTGAGGAGTGATCCATGCAAAAATCAATGTTCGGTAATGACGACCTGCCCCTCTTTTCCGGCACGGCCCCACGGGGCAAGGTTGAGCCATTTACCCCCAAACTTCAGCCCAGGCAGGTGTCTATGGCCGCCTGCGGTTTTTGCGCCGATACCGGCCTTCTGACCGATGGTTTTTGCTGGTGCGAAGCCGGTCAGTCCGCCAAAGCCACCCATCTACAAAACCAGGTCTTGGCCGATGCTCGCCAGCTTTCCAGCGGCGTCCTATCCGGCCTGACCGGTTATACCGGTTATGCCGACATCGAATTGATCCAGGGCGCATTTGCCCGTTGGGTCAGCGATAACCCCGGCTCCCCCACCTGGCAGGCCGCCTGGGAAATATTCTGGTTGGAATATAAAGGGAGTAGGGAGTAGCTTTTTCTGACTACTGACTACTGACTACTCCCCATCTTGGAGAAAGGAGGTAATCCACATGCCAATAATCCGCCGCATTATCCCTGTCACCGTCACCCGTACATGGGAGGTTTGCCTGGAATTCGACCCGGAGCAAGACGATCCTCAACAGATCGCTTGCCTGGCGGTCGAGCTTAACAACCCGACCTGGACCGATGCGGTCATCGATCTGGGGCCAATCAACCCGAAAGCGGGCCAGCCCTATACTCTCTCTGACCTTGTTTCGCCTGACTGCCTGACGCCCGCCGAAATCCTGGCCTACCAATCAAGACTTAATCGTTGACAAAATTATATTTTTACTATAAAATTTCGCTCAGGCGAATAAAAATTCAACAGAAAGTGAGTCACTATGAGAGTTACTATTTTGCAAGAGAATTTAGCCAAAGCATTGGCGACAGTCAGCCGGGCTGTCGCCTCTCGCTCTACCTTGCCGGTTTTGTCCAACGTCCTTCTGGCGACCGACAATGGCCGCCTGCGGCTGTCGGCTACCAACCTGGAAATCGGCATCAATTTTTGGGCCTTTGCCAAAGTCGAAGAGGAGGGCGCGATCACCATTCCGGCCCGGCTGTTGGGCGAATTCGTCAACGCCCTGCCCCCGGAACGGATCGACCTGTCGTTGGACGAGTCTACCCAGACTCTCAACCTCAAATGCGCCTCTTACCAGTCCAACATCAAGGGTATTTCTGCCGAGGAGTTCCCCATAGTCCCTACCCTGGGCGACGACCAGGGAACGATTCAACTACCCCCCGATATTTTGCGGGACATGATTTCACAGGTGGTCATCTCTGCCGCTACCGACGAATCCAGGCCCATCTTGACCGGCATCCTGGCCGAGTTCAGGGAAACCGGCCTGACGATGGCCGCCGCCGACGGCTTCCGCCTGTCAGTCAAAACCGCCCCGGCGGAATACCCCGAAGCAACCGAAATTATCATCCCCGCCCGCGCCGTGACCGAATTGGCCCGGCTGGTCAGGGAAACAGAAGGCCCGGTCCACATGGTAGCTAACCCGAACCGCAAGCAGGTCATCTTTCACATGACCGGGGCCGACCTGGTTAGCCAGCTTATTGAGGGAAAATTTCCCGACTACAACCAGATTATCCCCAAGCAGCACGTTACCCGCACCTGCATGGAGACGGGCAGCCTTCTTAAGGCGGTCCGGTTATCCGACCTGTTCGCCCGCGATTCGGCCCATATCGTCCGGCTGACCATCACTCCGCCCGCCGACGAATTGGCCCCCGGCCAGGTTGTCCTGTCGGCTTCTAGCGCCGAATTGGGCGACAACGTAGCGACGGTGGATGCCTCGGTTGAGGGCGAGCCTATCGAAATTGCCTTTAACGCCCATTTTTTGATCGAAGCGTTATCCGTCATTACCTCTCCCGAGGTGGCCCTGGAAACCTCCTCCCCGTCCTCTCCGGGCGTCATTCGACCGGTAGGAGACGGGGACTTTACCTATGTACTGATGCCCATGCATCTCACTCATTAAAGCACACAGGGGCGGGCCTGCGCCGCCCCGCCAAAAGGCAGGCGTTATGAACCTACAAACCACCCCTATAACCGTTTCCCTGGGTAGTCTCAGGACCGGCCCGTATCAGGCCCGCAAAGTTTTTGACGTAACCCAATTGCGCAGCCTGGCCCAGACCATCAAGGCCGATGGGTTGCTTTATCCGCCGACCGTTATCGCGATCAACAACCACTACGAACTGGTTGCGGGCGACCGCCGCCGGCGCGCCCTGTTCGCCCTGGCCCTGGAAGAAAGCGGGGTCAGCCCCGACGAGGCCATTGCCGCCGCCGCCGGCCCGCTGGTGGACGATTTGCCGGGCCGGTACGAGGTCCTGAACCGGGCCACCGTCACCGTCAACCTGGTCGGCGAGACAGACCCTGCCGTTTTGCGCCTCCTGGGGGTGATCGAAAACCTCCAGCGCTCCGACCTGGCCCCGACCGAAAAGGCCGACTGCTTCCAGGGCTTGCTGGATGGCGGCCTGACCCTGGCCGAGGTCGTCGAGCGCACCGGCCATACCAGGGGCCAAATCCAGCCCTTCCTGGACCTGCTGGCCATGCCGGAGCCGGTCCGGGCCTATGTGGACGCCGGGCGGATTCCTATGGGGGCGCTTAAACAGCTTGCCCAACTGCCCACTGATTTACAGGTCGAGGTGGCCGACAAGATGGCCGGACGCACGACGGTAGAGATCAGGGCGCTGGTCAAGCTGGTAGAATCGCGGCTGAAAACGCGCCCCGCCCCGCGCCCCCTACCCGCCGAAGAGATAGCGTCCCCCGTAGACGAAGCGCCGCCGGCCGTTTCCGAACTGGCCGCAGAGGTGGCCCTGCCGAAACCCCTGACCGTCCGGGAGCAATTGGCCGAGGCCAGGCAGGTTATCTCCATGCTCACCATGCAGCTTTACCTGGACAGCCGCCTCCTCGACCGGTGCGCCGAGGTTATGGCCGAGTGTAAACCCGATTCGCGCCTGACCCTGGTGGCCAGGGCCAGGGCCAGACAGATCCAACGCTCGATCAAATCGGCCCGCCGACCGGTATCGCCGCAGCAGATGCGCCAGGGGGCGGCCATTCAGAACTTTATCTCCAAACGCCAACGGGGGGAGCCATGAGCCTGGTCGACGAAGCCCTATGCCAACTCAATACCGCCCTGGTCTGGCTGGAACTGCCGGTCCAGGCGCGCCGTTACGACTGGTCGCCCCTGGAAGATGCGGCCCTGCGCCGCTGGTGGGGGCGGGTCCCCCGGTCCGAATTAGCCGAGATGGTCAGCCAGGTGTTGCGGCAGGCCACCGGCGATCCGACCGCTACCCGAAGCGCCAACGCCTGCTCCAACCGGTCCCAGGATTTGGCCCTGCCTGCCTACAACGGCGACGCCGGGGAGATGAGTCTCAAGCGGGCCTGCACCCTATCAGAAACCCCTTACCATGTCGCTCATCAGGCAGTCAAAAGCGGGCAGTTGGCCGCCGTCCGCAAGGGCAAACAGCTTTACGTGACCGAGCTAAATTGGTCTTTGTGGCTGGTCCGGTATCGGGAGCGGCTGCTGATGCAGGAGGAAATCCTGAACCTGGTGGATGACCTGGAGATCATCACCAAGCAGGAAGCCATGAGGCTGGCTAACCTGTGCGAAACGCATATCACCCGTTATTTACAGGATGGGGTCATTCAGGCATGGCTGCTGCCGGGGATCAAAACCGGCCGGCCGGGTGAGTGGCTGGTCGATAAAACCTCGGTCGAGTCGTTCATTACGGCCAGGGCCGAGGGCCGGTTGAGCGAACTGCTCGACCGGAACCCCGCTTACGTGGCCCGACGCAGCGGCCTCACCCAGGAGGTCAGGGCGCTGCGCCGGGCCGGTCGTCTCAATAAAGCCGACCCCCTGACCGAACCAAAGAGCATATACCATCCCGGCTGTTTCACCATCCGGCAGGTTGCCTCACATGCCGGCGTATCGGTTCAGGTAGTCTACGAGGCTATAGCCGGCGGCAGGCTCGTTGCCGAGACCACCGTCGAAGGGGGCCGCCCTCGCTACGCGGTCAGGCCGGAGGAGGCCAGGCGCTACGCGGCAGAAGTCGCCTCTTTACCGGACGTTGCCGCCCGCCGCGACACCATGTACCTGCGCCAGATTGCCGAGGCCGGGCTGCTGACGGTGCGCGACCTGGCCAAACGGTGGGACCGGTCCGAGGCGACGGTACTGCATTGGACCCACGATCTACCCAGCCGCAAGTGGGGCCGGTATCGGGTTTTTGAGCCGGGCGTCATCGAAGCGTTTGAGCGGAGTTGGTCTAATGAGTAAGCTCGGTATCGCCGGCACCGACGAACAGCAACGCATCAGGCAAGCCCAGGTCGGAATTGCCGGGGAGGTCAAGGGCAAAAACCAGGTGGCGGCCCGTTCCCTCACCAATGAAGCCAATTTTGGGATCTCCGGCCTGTCCACCCGCGCCAATACCCGTTCCGCTATGGGCGTGGCCGGGAATCTGAACGGCAGATATCGGGATGACCTGGTAGACGTGGGCGCAATCAAACGCCGGGACCATGCGCTCGTCAATATCTCTAACGAATCGAACCGCCTGGGTGACCGGGCCGCCCGCCAGAGTTGGAGTAAGGGCGTCTGGTTTGCCGACTTTACCTATATCATGCGCCAGGACGGAAGCTGGCGCGAGGGCCGGGAATACGTCTTCTCTCGCCCTTACCGCGATCTTCCTCTTTATATCGACAGTTGCGGCTACCGAAGAGTCCTGACCGGCACCGCGCCAAACTGGGCCAAACCTTTTGAAGTCTATCCAAGGGCTATCGAAAGCCTCGACCCGGACGGGTACGCGGCCTGGGATAACCCGGTAGATAGAGCCAAGTCTATCCGTTACTTGCGCGAACTAATGACCCTCTATCCGGGCGATTCCCGCCTGTGGCCGGTTTTTTCGATCCGCTGGAGCTGGGATAATTCGGCCCGGCTGACCCAGACCCCCGGCTGGGCGTCGTCCAACCTGGCCCACCTGATCCCCCTGACCCGCACCCAACGGCCCGTCAAGGAGGAGACCCGGGCGCAGTGGGCGCGGCTGGCTATTGCCAATGCGATTTTATTAGCCCAGGACCCCGACTTGAGGATGATGGCCGACATTTCCGGTAAGGTTATGATTGGCGGCATGGTCAAGTCGGATTGTCCCCGCTCGGCCCGCCACCTGTTCGCCGCAACATTATGCCACCTACTTCCGGGCGTGCAGTTTTGGCTGCTCGGTCAGGCCAACTTTGCCGTCGTCAACGGACTCGGCAAATTGGGCTTACTGGATCGGGTCTGGACCGACGGTACGTGGTGGATCGCCGACGCAACCGCAGAGCGTTTCGCCATCGTCGAGGATGGCCTGATCACGATGGAGAGTTACGAATCCAACTACCGGCGGCAGACCTTCTTTACTCTGATCGAAATGATGGCCGCTAACCTCCGCAGCCTACTGGCCGCCTATGAGAGGGCCTGTGGACCTGGCCACCGCCGGAGCCGCTGCCGCTCGATTTTATGGACATCGGGCAGGTGGTGGAACTCAAGAGCCGCTTTCAGGCCGCTCAGATGGAGTTGGGATTATGAGTACTATCGTTTTAGTCGCTTGCGTCTCCAAAAAACTCGACCGGCCCGCGCCGGCGGCAGACCTGTATATTTCCCCCTGGTTCAAAAAAGCCAGGGCTTACGCCGAACAAACCGGCGACCGTTGGTATATCCTCAGCGCCAAATACCACCTGATCCGGCCCGATCAAATCATCGAACCTTACGAAAAGACCCTACTACACATGCCCAAGCTAGCCCGGATCGACTGGGGCCGCCGGGTGGCCGGGGCTATCGTGCGGGAAACCAGCACGGAGACGGATAAGTTGGTCATCCTGGCTGGCAAATATTATCTGGATGCCCTGCTACCGTTCCTTTTCTCGTTTCACTATGGCCTGTCCTGGCCCTTAAGAGGCCTGGGTATCGGCCAACAGTTGGCCTGGTTCGACCGGCAAATACAGATATCGAAAGAGGGAATTTGCTAGCCATAAAACATTGTTGATTTATCAAGTCGTTATTTAATTTAAGCAAAAAGGAGCTACACCATGCAAAAACAAAACACCGCAGTAACTATTAGTGCCCCAAATTTCCAGATAGCTGGCTTTCGTATTCGGGGGATTACCCCCTATGTGCAAAATAAATTTAGCAAAAAAGCCCGTCAACAGATGAGGGACACGCAGGAACGCGGGTCAACCGCCAAAAAAGGAAGTAAAAAAGAGGCAAAAAACTTTCAAGAGGCTTACGAGCAATCACTTCACCAATCTACTGAAGGTTGGTATGGTATGCCTGCCCCGGCTTTCCGCAATGCAATGATCGATGCTTGCCGAACCGTTGGGTTCAAGATGACTCTCGCTAAATTATCTGTCTTTATTGAAGCTGATGGGTTTGATGCGGATGACGCGACCCCTTTGGTTAAAATCGCAAAGGGTGAGCCTGAATACTTTGAAAGTTTAGTTAGATTAGTCACTGGCGTACCCGATATTCACCCGCGTGGGATGTGGCAGCCGGGATGGGAAGCTTATCTCAGAATCCGCTTCGACGCTGACCAATTTACCTTGACTGATGTAACCAATTTGCTCATGCGGGTAGGTCTACAGGTGGGTATTGGTGAGGGCCGTCCTTACAGCAAACAGTCGGCCGGAATGGGATGGGGAATGTTCGAGGTAATCAATGAGTAAAATCGATTTGATTAAGCAAGAATTAGAAGCTTTAGCCGAGGCGAATAATGGGATATTGCGTCCAGAAAACGTGGTTGAGTTCGCTAAAAATCCAAAAACAGCTTTACATAGTCGATTTGAATGGAACGATACCGAGGCCGCCAAACAATATCGTTTATGGCAAGCGCGACAGGTTATCAAGGTTGTTGTAAATATCCTACCCAATGAATCCGAAACCGAGTATCAGGTTTTTGTGTCTCTCAAAGAAGATCGTTACAACGGTGGGGGTTATCGCGCCCTTGTTGATGTAATGTCAGACGAACAGAAGCGTAAGCAGTTACTTACCCAAGCTCATAATGATTTTAAGCTGTGGCAAATGAAATACCAGCAACTCAGGGAGCTTGTGCCAGTTTTTGAGAGAATGGCCAAAGTGATAGAGGAAGCCGAAGCCTTACCCGTTGCGATTTGATGCGGCAGGTGAGACATGTCGTGGTTTGGGCTGGTTTAGCATGGCGCGGAGAGGTGAGGATAGGCGTGGTGAAGCGCGGCGGGCAAGGCCAGGCGCGATGCAGCATGGCGAGACATGGCGCGGTCGGGTATGGTTTGACAGAGTGCGGCGCGGCAGGCATGTCGAAGCGCGGTCGGGTCGGGCCACGTGCGGTCAAGACTGGCATGGCGCGGCCTGACATGGCACGGCGGGCGGGACCTGGACTGGCGCGGACAGACGAAGTTTGGCGCGGCCAAGCGCGGCGTGACAGGCGAGGTGAGCACGGATCGGCGGTTGGGCTAGATCGGGCGCGTCTCGGCAGGGCAGACATGTCTTGATTGATTATGGCTGGTAATCTGGGCGAGGCTCATCCCGCCAGATTATCAGCCAAATCTTTACAGAAATAAAACAAGGAGCACAAAATGCTTTATCTACCGCAAGTCATAAATTCAAAATGTATCATCTGGGGCCATAAGTCCAACGATGCTTATTATCCAGCCTGTGCGCGTTGCGGTTACTATCTCGACTATGAAATAGGGGGCTTTCCGTCCCTTAACCTGTACTGGCGTCTCGTCGGTCTTTGGTGGAATATCAAGCATATCGTCACTTTACGCTTCATTACTTGGCGACGATGTGACCTGTGCGGCAAATGGCCTATTGGTAAAAACCACGATTGTATACCGTTCTAAAGGGGTAATTATGTTATTTAACAAATTCAACCCGTCCACCCTAATCCGCGCCATCCCTGCCGCGATTCGCATCTGGTGGAAACAAATCCCGGTCGGCACCAAATCCATCCTGGTGGGGGCACACCAATTTATTATCCACCCCATTTTCGTATTCCTGAGCTGGTGGATTCTCTACGGCTTCCCCCTTGACCCTCGCTTATGGATAGCCTTTGTCGTCCACGATTTGGGCTACTGGCAAGTGCCTAATATGGACGGCCCCGAAGGGGAAGAGCACGTCCACTTTGCCGCCAACCTCATGGGCCGTTGGTTTGGCCCGGAGTGGGCCGACTTCTGCCGCTACCACTCCCGTTTTCAGGCCAAACGCGACAGTAAGCCCTTCTCCCGCCTATGCGTGGCTGACAAGCTGGCCTGCGCCCTCGAACCCTGGTGGCTCTACCTGCCCAGGGTCTGGGCGTCGGGCGAACTGTGGGAATATATGGCCCTGGCCGGTGGTCGAAATAATAGTAAGTACGCGGGCGAACCTAACAGCAAATATGTCTCGATGCAGCTTGAAACCGGCACCATCCGGGGCTGGCATCGAGGGATGACCACCTACCTGCGCCAGTGGGTGGCGGTCCATAAAGACGGCCGCCAGGATACCTGGACGCCGGCAGGAAGATAACGTCCATTAAAGTTGGACTAAATTTCAGGAGAAAGAATTATGGTAAAAATATGTCCCAATTGTGGAGGCAAGTTGGTAAGAATAGATCGGCCACCCTTGGGAGTAGTGGGTAAGGCCAGATCAAAAAAGCGAATAGTTTGTCCGACATGTTTATCCGATAAGCTTGATAAGGTACTTGATATTCTTTTAGAAAATAAAGCTCATAAAGAGGCGATCAACAAAACTTGTGTTTTTAGTCTCAATTATGTAGGACCGGAGGAGAAATGAACCTCGTTGAGCAATACGAAAAATCTGCCCCCACCTGGATAAACGAGCAGGGTGTCTACCCGATCCCGGCTATCATCCGGTTAAACGATGACAAATTAGAATTTGCAGCGTTGGCTATCGAAGGTCCGGAAGTTATCCCTTATACCTTCAAAACTTGCAAACGTCCAGAAGTTGCCGAACTAATTGTCGCCCTGGACACCTACACCCAACCCGGCCAGGGCACGACCCTGGACTCCTGCCTGATCCTGTTTCACCTGGTGCGCGGCCAGCCGGCCCGGGTTGGTGTATTGGAGTACAGTTGGAACAGCGGCCAACCCATCACGAAACCAACTGTTTGGGATAATGCCTTTTGGTGCAATGCTTACAAATCGTTAGCCAAAGAACTGGCCAAAGCGTTTAGATAAAATCATTTATTCAGGAGGAATTTATGCAACCCAAAACCAATTTAACCCTGGTCGATTTCCCTACCGTCGTCGCCCTGCGCGCCGGTGAATCCTTCGAGATCGAACCCTGGACCGGCGATCCAGGCGACATGGCCCGGCCCACCTACGCGGTGGCCCTCTTCGAGGCCCCCGACCTGGCCAAATTAAATATCGCCATCAGCCCGACCAGTGACCCTACCGGCCTGGCCCTGGTCGGCCTCACCGCCGAGGGTTGGGGCTGGCTGCCGGTCGAACCCAATACAAAAGAGATGATCGGAAAACTACTCGACACAGCCGGGGCCAAACCGGGTGAGTGGTACAGACTAATCATCAACTACGCTTTCCCTTATCTGGCCTGATTATGCCCTACGCTTTCAACGCCGCCGACCTGAGTAAAACCGGCCGGGCGGCTGGAAGCGAATCTAAAGAGAAATCATGAACGATCAGTCCACTCCTTACATTTACAAAACTACTCTCAAAACTTTATACGGCCTATCGGACGGCTGGATCACCCGCCTGGGCGCGCCCGATAAGACCGTGCCCAACCCGCATTACAAATGCGCCCCAGCAGCCGGCCTGTATCTGCGCGAGCGGGTCGAGACCTTCCTCGACGACAACCGCGAGGAATACGAGCGCTTTATTATCAAGCGGACCGCCCGCCAATCCAGGGCGCATGCCGTTGCGGACCGTCGCGCTTCCGACCTGTTGGCCTGGGCGGATGCAGCCAGGATCAGGATTGATCCCCTGCCCGATACGCTGTCTGTGTTGGAATGGGCGGCCACCGAATCATTTCTGATGCGCCAGTTCGACCGGGGGCGCTTCGGGGCCGATTTCTACCCCGGTCACAACGCCCTGGTCGCTTACGTGCGCCACCGCCTGACCAACTATGAGAGCCTGCTGGCCTATATCGAGGGCCGGCCCGGTCACGCCGAGGCGTACCTGCGGCTCAAACAGCGGGTCAACCAGGTAGTCGAGCAGAAGCTGGCCGAGCAGTATTACCAGGCCGAAAGGGTACAATGAGATGAATATTATTCCGCACCACCTGACTACCAATTTTAAATTCTCTGATTTCTATTGCGGGGCAGGGGGCAGCTCGTCCGGTCTGAAAAAGGCCGGATTGGAAGGGGAAAAGGCGGCAAATCACTGGAAATTAGCCATCGAGACACATAATACCAACCACCCGGAGATGGATCACGTCCTGGTAGATCTCCTGATAGCCTCTCCGTCTGCTTTCTCCTATACGGACATTGCCTGGTTCAGTCCTGAGTGTACCAAGCACTCACGGGGCCAGGGCAAGAAGCGCAAAAATCGCTCCCAGCTCGACTTTATCAATAGCGCCCACCCGGACCCTTCGGCTGAACGTAGCAGAGTGACCATGTGGGACGTGGTCCGCTTCAGTGAATATCACCGTTACCAGGTAGTCATCGTCGAAAACGTGGTCGACGTGCGAGATTGGGAGCCTTATCAGACCTGGCTGCAAGCGATGGCTAGCCTGGGCTACAAATATAAGGAGTGCTTTTTTAATTCCAGGTTCTTCCATCCCCTCAATGGGCAAACCAATTATAGCCCCCAGAATCGAGACCGGCTTTATGTATTCTTTTATCGTGATGGCAACAAAATCCCCAACCTGGACTTCAGACCGCTGGCCTACTGTCCGGGATGTGAAAAAGATGTCCGGGCGGTGCAGGTCTTCAAAAAACCGGTCCCCTCGACCGGTGAAGTTCTTTACGACACCACCGGCAGCCGGGGCCAGTATTATTACGCCTGCCCCACCTGCTTTACCATCAAAGGCAATAAGCCGGTAGCCAGGCGGGTGGAGCCGTACTATTTCGCGGCCTACAATATCATCGATCCCGCCCTGCCTTGTATTCCTATCGGCGAGCGCGAGAAACATGGTAAAGCCCCCCTCAAACCCAAGACGCTCAACCGGATTCGTATCGGCCTGGACAAGTTCGGCATGCAGCCAATGGTCATCCGGACCACTTATAGTCATGCTCAAAACAATCGGGCCGTAACGATGGTCAGTCCAATCCCAACTCAAGGGGCAAGGCAAGAGTTGGCTTTTATCCTGCCAATGAAGGGGGAAGATCAGTATCAATACTTGAAGCCATCCACTGAAGTATTACCTACCCAAACCACATCGGGCGCGCCTGCGTTGGTTACTATTCCCGCATTGGTGGAGTTTTATGGAGGCGGCAATCTACGGTTAATTACTGACCCGATCAATACCATTACCGCAGGTGTTGAAAAAACCGGCTTGCTAGCCATGCCCGCCCTGATCGAATTTCAAGGGAATGGGAACTTACGACCCATTACCGATACCCTCAACACAGTGACAGCCGGGGGCAAAAGAAACGGCTTGTTGGTTCCGCCCTCCTTCCTGGTCGGTTACTACACACGCGACGATACTGCTACCGGTCTGGGCGAGGCTATACCCACTATACCCGGTGAGAATCGCTTTGCTCTCATTAAGCCGCCGTTTGTGACCAGCTATTACAACGGCTCCCATGTCGTTCATGGTATCAACGAACCGATTTATACCATTTCCGGCAACGACCGTCATTCTTTAGTCATTCCAGAAATTGACATCAACGAGTGCGGTTTCAGGATGTTTGAACCGCATGAACTGAAACTTGGTCAGGGCTTTGACCGAGGTTATATAATCCTGGGTAGCCAGAAAAGATACCAGGTCAAGCAGATTGGTAACGCGGTAAGTGATCCCGTAGCCCAATACCTGGGGCAGGCGGCGAAAGAGAGCTTGATGTAAAACAATATTTAATTCTTGACAAAACTATAATTTTCTGGTAATATACCTCTTGACACTAAATGATTTTTTCAGGAGGGATTATGCTTACCAGCCCGGTCAAAGCTCTTTTTCCTTTAGGTCGAATCCTGATTACCCCCGGCGCAAAGGATGTCCTGGATGGGCTGCCCCGCACCGCCAGTACCCTCCTGACCCGCCACGTCACCGGGGATTGGTCGGAGATGAATGAGCACGACCGGCAGGAAAACGAGTTCAGCGTAGACAAATATCTGAGAATCTTTTCGGCCTACAGCCTGGTCGATGATACCAGGCTATGGATTATCACCGAGGCCGACCGGTCCGCTACAACCATCTTGCTCCCGGAGGAGTATTAAATTGTCAACCTTGATTACCCCGAATGTCCTGGATATTTTAGCCAGCAGCCTCAGCATCGATTCCGCCAGGCGCGAGGTTCGTATCACTCGCTACGCGGATAAGGCGACCATCGAGGCGGTGGCCGAAGTGTTCCGGGCCTTCGGCGCTCGCTGGAAGGGGGTACTGGCGAAGGGGACGGGAAGATACGTCTTCCCGTCCGACCCCGCCCCCCTGATCGACATGGCCCTGGCCACCGGGGAGGTCAACCCCAATGCCTTTTTCAGCACCACCGAACCGGTCGCCGATTACCTGGCTGCTTGCCTCGACCTGGCCGCCCTTCCTCAAGACGCGGTCATCCTGGAGCCCAATTACGGAACCGGCAGCCTGGTACGGGCCTGTTGCCGCAAGCTGGTCGAGTTGGGTAGGCTGGACGTTAGTTTCGTCGCCGTCGAGCGCAACCCCGGCCTGGTCAAGCTGGCCGGGGAGCGCAAGTTGGACGCCGCCCTGACCGTTTGCGAGGCCGATTTTATGACCTGGCAGCCGCCCCGCCGCTTCGACGCCTGTATCATGAACCCGCCTTTTAGCGTTGAGGATGACCCCGACGCCTACATCTCCCACATCGTCCGGGCCTGGACCATGCTAACTGATACAGGCCGACTGGCCGCCCTGACCCCGCCCGGCTGGACCTTCCGCGACCGGGGCAAGCAGGTTGCCCTGCCCATGTTCTTTGAGGAGGTCCATTTATCCAGCGCCCAATTCCGGCTGTTCGTCGAAACCTACGGCCACTACCGGGAATTGCGCGATGGGCTATTCAAGGATGCTGGAACCGGGATCGCGGTCGTGGCCCTGCTGCTTGGTAAAACCATGCCAGAGCAAATGGCCGAGCCGCCGGCTGACCTGGCCAAGCCCAAGAAGGTTTACCAGGAACCGGAATACGAAGACCCGCGCGTTATCCTGATGGAAGTTCAGCGCCTCGAACTTGAAGGCATGCGGGCGATGGCTAACCTGGCCAGGGAGCTGGGCGGACTATTTGGCGACGAATCGGCTACCCTGTGCACCGGCTGCACCGCCCCGGTAGGTGAGGATGGTTTTCTGGACGGTGCGGGCAGGCTGTGGCACGTCAATTGTGTGCGGCTGGCCCTGGCAAGTTGCAATTCGTTGATTTCAGAACCGGCTGAAATGCAGCCGGTGATGGCATGAAGGTGGCCCATGTTTAAACCGGATAGAAAATACCAATTGGCCGAGATAGAACAAATTGCCGGTAATCCAGTAAATTCAAAAAGTAAGAGTACAGGAGGTTGTATGTTCCACGTATTTTTCTCTTTTTCAACGGGGCTAAAAAACCCCATCACTGTACCGCCCGGCTTTTTTGTCCGTACCATGGCTCACGTAGACAGGATCGAAAAAACGGCTTTTCGGAACATCGTGTTGGTCGGATAGTCAAACACTCAGTTCAAAAATCGGAATATCGTGTTGGTAAGCCAGAGGTGTGAAAAATGAAAGAACGACCTATCTTGCTTCGTGAACAAACGATTAAGGATATACTTAGTGGGCGCGAGGCCAAAATACAGCGAGTGGTAAAGCCGTGCCCAGATGGTTTTGAGTGGACGGTAAAACACCCCGGAGATACATTCACTAATATACTGTGGAACAATGGGAGTAAGCAGTGGCAAACGCGAAACATTCCCGTGTCTTGTGACTGCTTGCTCTACACAGGCCCTATGCAACGATGCGTAAATCCAACAGGCTCGCTTGATATGGAATGGTTTCAGTGGGAATCTACCCCATTCACCTGCCCAGATGGGCAACCAGGAGATCGGCTTTGGGTGCGTGAAACGTGGGCAACCGGGTATGAAACAATGCACTGTAAACCCAGTGATATTCCCCCTGGGACATATATTGAGTATAAGGCCACACCCACAGAAAATACCCCCTATTTTTATAAGTGGCGTCCATCTATCTTTATGCCACGATGGGCAAGCCGAATCAATCTGGAGATTACCAACACCAAATTGGAACGAGTGCAGGATGCTGACAACAACTCTTGGGTGTGGGTTGTTAGTGTTCGATTGCTCAGTACAGCATCGGAGCAAGGACATCTCTGACCGATGCTGTACTGAGCAATCGAACACGGGAGCAGCTATTTCGTGAAAGCAAAAATTAGCCGATTTCAACACGATATTCCGAATACCCGAAAAAACATTGGGCCTGGAACGGGAAAAATATCTCGATAATCCAGCCCGCTGGAAACGTACTGGTTTGAGGACGTCTCCGACAAGGTGCTGTGCCAGATGGCCGAGATCCATAACGAATGGGTCCGCCGCACATATCATGATCTGGCCGAATGGTCACAGACCCCACCGGCAGACGGAGAGGCCCTGACTCCGGAACAGGCCGAAGAATTCTGGCCTGCCCTGGAAATAATCAATGTACCACCAGAGCGGTGGACTCGTGATTTTTATAGGGCGCGTATGCAATCCTTATTTAATGTAATGGTCGGCAACGAGGCTGAGGGAACAACTTTTGATGAAAAACCTCTGTCTCCCCGGCAGGCCGGAGCGGTCATTCTCCTGTTTGAGCAATACCTGGATAGGCACGATGTCCGGCTGTCTGTGCCAAAAGGATACGATTTTTTAACCGAGGATTACGTATGGTGCGAAAGGTGCGGAGCAGCGATCTATCAGGGCCAACCATGCAGTAGAAAACACTGCCTGCTACGTGAGGAGATAGCTTATGAGTAAAACCCCTGCCGAGAAAATGAACTATTGGGATACCACCGTTCACCCGGCCAAATCCCAGGCCGAAATCCTGGAACTACTGGAGGATTTCGGCGTCGTCAACTGCCAGATCTCCCAGGGCCAGGCCGCCGGTCGATTCGCCTGGCTTATTCGGTTCGAGTGGCAGGGCCGGACCTACCACTTTATCTTTATCCCCCTGGAGTGCCAATTTCCTGAAAAAGAAAGTAGCTTCGGGGGCAAACGCCGCATTCACCAGGAGCAGGCCAAATACCAGATGGGCCGGATCGCCGTCTACTTCGTCAAGGCCATCCTGACCGCCGCCGAGACTAACCCTGATGCCCTATTCGGCTTCCTGGAACTACCTGCTATAGCCACTCATCCCGGTGGAATCCCGGCCACGGCAGCCAACTTGGACGTTAGCGGGCTGACCAGGGCTTTGCCAGAATTGCCGATAAACAATGGAGATATTTATCTATTGAGCGACAATAATGAATAATTGGATCAAGACAAGGAGGCTTACATGGTCGCAATATTATTTGAAAACAAGAAACGGCTACCGCTGCCGCAAGCGGTTGCGATGGCTAAACGAGCCTTTACCGGGGCGGAGCATACCCAGGGGGTCGTTCCCAGGATAGTAATATTCAATCCGGTTCAGAAGCCGGAAGTAAGGGAAATTGATGGGCTGTTGGTCCAGGTAGATGAAGCGGTCCTGCCGAATAGAATCCGGATCTGCGATGAAATAGAAGTTGCGGAAGTGATGTAATCTTCAGGAAGATACGAGGGGCACGAAGACGAATGACCGAAGAATATTACGTCTGGGCCAAAGTGCCGGAGAATCTAAAAACCAAAACCCAATTGGCCACGTTGGGCCTCAAGCCCGTCAAAGGCCAACAGCCGGCGGCAACTTTCTGCTCCTATATCCGAGGCAAAAACCGTCCGACCTATTATGACCTGTACGAGGTTAGCCAGGCCGAACCCAAACCGGCCCCCACCGAGGTCCAATTAGCCGCCCTGGAAAAAGCCAGGGCCGAGCGCGACCGCCGGCGCATCTGCCAGCGCTGCGGGCACGTCTCCGGCAAACCGCTCCATTACTTCCCTTATTGCTGGCATTGCCATGACCACCTGGAAGCGGTCGAGTGGGCGCGTAAGGTCCTGGCCGAGCCGAGCGCAATCATCCTCGACACCGAAACGACCGACCTGGATGGTGAACCGGTCGAGATCGGCATTATCGACATCCAGGGCAATGTCCTGATGGATACCCTGGTGCAGGCGACCGAACCGATCAGCGCCGAGGCGGGTTATATTCACGGCATCACCCAGGAGGTACTGGCCACCGCCCCCACTTTCCCGGACACCTACCCGAACCTATGCCGCCTTCTGGGGGCCGCCTCGACGATTATCGTCTACAACGCCAGCTTCGACCGGGGCATCCTGGAGCGGGCCAGAAAAATCCACGAGCTGCCCTTTTACCCGGTGGCCGAATTCTACGAAGGTTCCAATGTCTGCAGTGGCTGGAAGGGCCTGGAGTGCGCCATGCTCTGGTATGCGCAGTGGGTAGGTGAATGGTCTGATTATTGGCGCGGCTATAAATGGCAGCCCCTTTACGGCGGCCACCGCGCCCTGGGCGACTGCCGGGCAACCCTGGCGTTATTGCACAAGATGGCTGAGGATACTTAATGAAGAAACAACGGCAACTTTCCCTTTTTGACGACCAGCGTCTCAGCCTGGAAGGCTCTATCGAACTGAGCTTGATGAGCCTCCGGGAATACGGCCAGCGATACCGCCATTGGGCTATCGCCTATAGCGGGGGCAAGGACAGCAGCGCCACCGTTACCTTCGTAGCCTGGGCGGTCAAGTCCGGCCTGGTGCCGGCCCCGGAGTCGCTCTCGATCCTCTATGCCGACACCCGCCAGGAGCTTCCCCCGCTCCGGCAGGCCGCCGCCCACCTGCTCGATAGACTGTTGATCGACGGCTTTAATGCTTATATCGTCCTGCCGCCGATGGACAAGCGGTTTTACGTCTATATGCTTGGCCGGGGCGTGCCGCCTCCCAAGAATCGTTTCCGCTGGTGTACGGTTGGACTCAAGGTCGAGCCGATGATGGCCGCCCTGTCTGATCTGCGCGAGCGAACCGACCAGAAGCTCCTGATGCTGACCGGCGTCAGGATAGGCGAAAGCGCCGCCAGAGATCAGCATATTGCCTTAAGCTGCTCCAAAGATTCAGGTGAGTGCGGCCAGGGCTGGTTTCAGGTGGCCACCGACCAGGCGGTCGCTGACACCCTGGCCCCGTTACTTCACTGGCGACTGTGCCACATTTACGACTGGTTATACTTCGAGAAAGACCGGCATGGCTACGACGTGAGCGAAATTGCGGTAGTTTACGGTGAAGAAGAAGTTCGTACCGGCTGTATTGGCTGCAACTTGGTCGATAAAGATACCGCCCTGCTCAGGCTGGTCAAAATCCCGCAGTGGTCACATCTCAGCCCGCTTCTGGAGCTAAAGCCACTTTTCCGGGAACTGACCAAAGCTAAATGGCGTATCCGTAAGAGCGAACCGGAAGTTCGCAAGGACGGTAAATATAGCAAAAACGTCCAACGCCTCGGCCCCCTGACGATGGAAGCCCGCGCCTACGGACTGGAGCGCGTGCTGGACATCCAGGCCCGGGCCGGGGTCGATTTGATCAACGCCGAAGAGGAAGCTCGCATCCGCGAGCTATGGGCGCTCAACACCTGGCCCCACGGTTGGGAAGGGACCGAGGTTGTCGGTAGCCAGGCCATCGACGCCAAGCGGTTGGCCGTCGATGAAAACGGAAATATCGCTATAGCTATACAGTCTTTATTAGTTCGATAGACATTACAAGCAGTACCAATCTATATTTTTTCTGGAGGTATTATGGGTACATATTTCGCAGTTTTGGTCAACGGTCGCGTCATCACCGACGGGGAGGGCCGGCCCTTTAGCCTGAAAGCGGCTAAAAAGGTGGTCCTTCAGTATGAAAATGCCGAGGTGGTCGAAATCCACCAGCATAACCCCCTATTCGACCTTGCCCGCCCCAGCTTGCTCCGGCATAAGAACTGGCTCAGCAATGGCTTCGTCCTGGTTCAGGTGGGCCAGATGATCGAATTGACCGACTACCCTAAAATTGGCGAGCTGGTAAATACTCTTTCTAAACAAAAACCGGTCCGGCTGCGCAAGCTGACCACCTGCCCGGCGCCCAACGAATTCAGCCTGTCAGCCCCCATGCACGTCTTTATTCCGGGCGATTTTCGACCGCCTTACCGCTGGCAGGTCAAAAACCTGGTCTGTGTCTCCGACCGGTATCTAAGGCAGATTGACGAGGATTGGACGGTTGGGAATCTAAGAGTGATATACCGCGACGGGTTTTCCGTCGTCATTGCCCTTTTCGAGGAAGGCGACCTAACGGGCGCGTGCGCCCCTATTGAGACCCGGCATAAGGAGGACCGCCTGCGCAACCTGATCGACGCGGCCCTGGGCAATACCGATTGGTAAATTTGGCATCTTAACATTATCAAATTAAAATCTTGATATAATCATAATTTATGCTATGATGAAAACACAACCACCTTATCAATTAGGCCAATGGCTACGGATCAAAATGTCGGGGGATGATAACACCCTCATTGGTGAAGTCACCGGCTACGGAGTGGCCCGTGATCACTGGACCGGTAAGGTCATAGGCGAAACCGTCATTGTGATGAACCGTCTCGGCGGGTCCGAGGTTCTCCTGGCCGATGTGGTCGAGGTCGTTGACCCGGTTGAATTGTGGCGCAAACTTTGCCCGGATAAACCGTTGCCGGAATACTTACAACGCCGGGCGACAAAATAAGGTGAGGAGGTATGACTAAATTGTACACCACCGGAGAAGCTCTTAATTACATCCAGCAGCAGATGGCCGGTAGACCCGGCCTGCAAATCCCCAACTGGACCTCTCCTACCAGTGGGGTCGGCTGGCTGCGCCTGCACCGCGAAAACGGCAACCTGGATTTCCAGGTAGATTACCAGGGCAGCCGGCCCCGGTTCGTCTATGCGCAGGAGAACCTCGACGCCTTCCTGGACGCCCTGGCTGAAATAAAAGTGGGCCGGCCCAAAGCCGATTTTTCCATGCTCACCCAGGAGCAACTGTCCACCCTGACCGCCGAGGAGATCGCCCGCCGCGCCGGTGTGGGGATCAAGACCGTCTACCTGGCTCGCATGAAAGGCGACATCCCCCGGCACAAGCCGGGCCGCCCTGCCCGGCAGGAGCAGGGGCCAGAAGATAAAGGCCCTGTCCCCTGATGCCTCAGAAAACAAAAGCCGTAGAGCCTCATCAGCTCTACGGCTTTTTGATTAAGCGACTAAAATGTGGGGACCGGACGGCGGGAGTCGAACCCGCACGCCGTTTGGCCGGCCTACTTTGGGTGCGTCACTGGTCGCGCCCTTTTCAACCGTGTGTCTGCCCCTCCACCACGTCCGGGGCCAGCGCCCCTGTCCCCACATTCCAATCGCCTAAACCCTCGCTTGCCATCTCTCGCCGGTATCCGGCCACGATCCACCACCGCATCTTTTTATAGGGCAGCCTCCGCCCCTCCCCTCGGATCATTTCATGCAACCGTCGCGGCAGCCGGACGGTAAGCTGCCGGGTTGATCCCTCTTCCGGCCACGGCTCCGCCACTGTAAATTTCCCCTGCAGTCCATCCTCGATCCAGGGCAAAACCAGCGCCGACAGGCTCTCACCCCGCTCGGTAGCCAGCCCGACCAGGGCCGCGTGGAACGAGGTCGGTATTTCGCCGGAAAACCGCCGGGTGTAGATACGGCTGCCATCTTCTCTTAAGTAGGTCCGGTCTCGCCTGGTCATAGTTTTATTATCTCAGATTTCGCCGGGTTAGCAAATTACCTGCTTCGTTTATATAGATTTTTGTCTATATATTTAACCTCAAACCCGCCTATCCCCCGCGGCTAACTGCTTCAATGTATCCGTACTAAAGATAAACCCCATCCTGCTGCCTCTGGGCGCGTATTGCGGCAGAAGAGTAAGGCAACTTCCCAATTCGGATTCCATTCTAAGAAGAGGAACCTCGGCCCTTGACCCGATCAACTTGTGCTGCTGCTGTATGATTAGTTGCCGGGACATCATTACCTTTTTTCTCAAAACTTCGGCCTGTTCCCGTAGTGCATCCTCAAAAGCGGCCAACGTGCCCATTTCATCTTCGATACTTTCCCGGCGTTTATCTTCCGGCAAAGTTACCAGCATCAACTTGAAGTTTGGGTCATAAAAACCAATCCGGCCCATGTCACCGCTTTGTAGCCATTCCTGTTCCTGCTTTAATCGGTTGGCCCGCTCGATGAAGCCGGCGACAAGCTTCATTAAAGCAGCCATCTGGACTTCGGCTACCTGAATGGCAGATTCCAACTCCTGCCTGTCTGTGCTGATTTTAACGACCGCCGCATCGACGCCGGAGAAAGCCTGGGCCAGGGCGGGGTCGAGCTTGACCTTTTTGACCATTAACAAGGGGACGATAAACGACCACCCTAACCAAACCAGCCCGGCCAGCCACACCCACCAGGCCGCCTTGAGATATAAACCGTATTCACCCGGGACCAGCCAGGCCGCGAGATTGATTGCGATATAAAGCACGATCAGGCCAATAGCTGTATATGTTTTGTTCCTGGCAACAAGAATCATGGACGCCTTCCTTCCTTAATGATTATCCCCACTTTTTTCGTCATCCCCATCACCTAAATGAAACGTTTGTATCGGCGGCATCCATTCGGCCACCGAATCGCCGGGCAGGGTGATAATATCTGGTCGCGGCAGCATGGGGGCCTGCCCTGCCGATTTTGCCCCGGCCTGAAATATCGAGGTCAGGGCAATCGTCTGCCTGGCGTTCCATTCCTCGTTGACCTGCTGGGACCTCAAAACGATCTCTGCTATTTCTCTCACCGTGTGCACCGTATCCCGGCGTCCCAGCCTATAAAGCACGAACCCATAAATCCCCAACCACATCCCCACCAGCGCCGTAGCTACAATTGCCGCTGTTACATAATACCCGGTCAGCCACAGGACCAGGGCCGCAAGGAGCGCCGTTCCGGTCACTATCCCCAAAGAAATCAATATATTTTTTGTAGTATTGTTTTTTGTCTCCGTCATCTTTCACCTTCCTTGCATTGCAATGCAATAACTAAAATACCGTTCATCTCCCCTTACGCGGGTAATTGGCGAACCTCGTTGCGATCCGTTGCGCGTTGCACTGCATATCCATAACTTTCGATAGCCTGATTGAGTGCGCTGGCAAACTCCAGTACCCGCCGGATTTTGACAAACCCTATTCCGAATTCCCGGTTGATCTCTCGTTGAGAGGCGTCCGGGTGGGTGAGGGCGTAAGCCACATGGTCCGGGTTCAATGGGTCCGGATTCCGGCCGCCGGGCAGGTTGGCCTGGTCCACCACATGATCAACGTCCTCGTATTCGGAAAAATCTAACACCCGAATCGATTCGACGCGCGGCAGCCGGGCCATATCTCGTTCCGTGACCAATGCCGCCATCAGCCGCCGAATTTCCCCGGGCTGCACCAGGAGCATATCCCCCGACCCGGTCAGCAGCTCAGCCCCGCTCCCTCCCTGGCCGGTAGCGACCCTGGCCGCTTCGGAGCTATCCACCCGCCCTACCAGCCGGGCGGTCAGGTTTCGCTTGATCGTATTGTCTCCCAACATCGCCGCAGTTGGATTCTGGGTAAGCAGGGCCAGGTGGATTCCAAATTCACGCCCCACCCCCGCCAGGGTGACGATGGGAGAGGTAAATTGCTCAGACTCCAGGAGGGCCTGAGCTTCGTCGATGCCGATAAAAAGAAGCGGCTTTTGATAACCCTGCCTGGCCCGCCGGTCCAGTTCGGCCACCGCCCACCCCAGGGCCCGGATGGCCTCGACCTCGTCGATGATGATAGGGTGAGCCAGGTGAGGCAGCCTGGACATTTCCCGCCAGGCCGCGCCGTACTTACGGGTATCGATAAGGAGCAGGTTTAACTCCCCCGGTTCGTTTTGGCTGGCCAGGTCGTAAGCCAGAAGCCGGCCCGCATTGGTTTTACCACTGCCGGTAGCTCCGGCGATCAGGATGTGGGCCGTAACCGGATTGGAGAAATCGACCAGGGCTGGACGGTGGTCGGTATCCAGCCCCAACGTGGTCCGGACTCCCCGGTGCCGGGGCAGGGCCATGATGGGCACGTTATACCAAAACGGTTCGGGCTTGGGGATCTCCAAAATCAACGTGCTTCCATCACCCCGCCGGATCCGGATTGTGCTGTTCCGGCTTAACCCGGCAGCCATACTAAGCTGGTCGCTCATTGCCATTACCCGCCGGGCGTAGGTCGCATTAATGGCCAGGGTGATAGCCCCGCAGCGAGGGCCATCGAGAAGCTGCCGAACCTGGTAATTCTGACCAGGCCGCAGCCTCATCTCCTGCCAGAGATAATTGGCTATCCCCGCCGCCGATTGATTATAAAAAGTCCTCTCGTCCATACAACTACCCTCTTATCACAATCCCATTCCCCAGGCCAGCGACCGGCCCAAAATGCCGGTGAAAGTCAAAGCTGTTTTGATTTGCCCCGCCAACTGTTGCCAGCGGGTCATTTCCATAGTCAGCCAGGCCAAAGGAAGAATAAAGGTTTGATGGCAATTCCGGTCGCTTAACTGGCAATTAAGCGATAAAGACAAGGTCATGGTCAGGTCGAATCGCCTGTGTTTCGTTTGTTTTCTCATAAAGCCATCCACCTTTATTTCGCATTATAAGCCCCGTAGCGGGGCGAAGTCGTTTTATGTACCTGTGATATATTTTTCGCCACCGCGACCCGTCAGGGCCGCCTGGCGAATTGGTTTGCCAGCCAATCGCCAGCCAGCCGCCAGCCAGCCGCCAGCCAGCCGCCAGCCAATCGCCAGTCAATCGCCAGCCAATCGCCAGTCAATCGCCAGTCATTGGCTGGCGTTACTCGGAAAAAAGTTCAAATTCGTCAGGTAAGACGAGTTTATTCCTGCCTCGCCAGACTTGCTTATCGCTATAGATAACGGTTTTGAATTGATCCAGATCGATTTTGCCATCTTTCCAGAGACGATAAAGCAGGTCAACCGCGAACTCGACAACCTCCGGCTGGGCCAATTGTTCGGCGCGGGCAATCTCATTCATCCTTCCTTGACACTCAATAGATAGGTCAAAGGTTTTCTTGGACCGGCCCGTAACATCGACACCATGCTGTCCGCCGTGCCCCGGCTTGCCTCTACCGTCCGTTTCGGGCTTATTCTTTTTACCTTTGCCCTTGCCTTCCTTCGGCGGTTCCGGTGAAATGGAAGCCACGACCGAGGGATCAATCTTCTCATCATAATCCACAAACCCATCATTATCTTTCATAATAATCTCTCGAACTTATCAGTCACCTGTCCGTAACCGCCAATAAATTGGCCGCTAAACTGCCCCCTTTCCATCTTGTACCCAATCAGGGCATGGCAGCGGGGCGCGAACTCCCATAAAGTTTTCCCTGCCCGAACCGCCTCCGGGCACTTCGCGTCCCTGACTACAGGGGGCATTATCTTGCTCTTAAACATTTCGACGCTGGCCAGGTGCTTTAGTTGTTGTCGGTTCTCTTTGGTAGTCCGATCAAATTTGACGGGCAAAATACCGGCCAGCCGGCACCTCGACCGGCTAATCTTTAGCACGGTTTGGAGCGAGGTTAAAATAGACTGGATACCAATCGACGACAGTTGGTTTAGCTCGGTCGGGATAATCAGGTAATCCGAGGCCACCATCGCCGCAATTTGTAGCAGGCCCGCACTGGGGGCGCAGTCCAATAAGATTACATCGTAATCTACCCTCGCGGCGTCCAGGGCCTCGGCCAAAACCAGGTGGCGACCCTCGACGCCGGTTAAGGTCTGCACCAACGGATCTGTCCGTTTGTGTGAACGAACAATATCCAGGTTTTTACGTCCGCTATTTGAGACGATCTCGGTTAGCGGTTTATGTAATCCCGGATCAGGATGGAGCATGTAATAAAGGTCGTCAGACGAACTCATCCCTAAACAGGCAGCGTCATTTCCCTGAACATCAAGATCGACAATCAAAACCCTTTTGCCCCGCAGGGCCAGACCGTGACCTACATTGATAGTGGTCGTGGTTTTGGCCACTCCACCTTTTTGATTGGCTATGGTAAAAATCTTCATTATATCCCTCCTGAAATGGGGTATAGTACATCCTTGAATTCCTCTGCCTCATAGGGCATAAACCACACGTGTAGCCCATTCTCGACCAGCATCATATTGTAGGCCGAATCAAACATAGCAGGCGAGCAGCCCGCCCGGACGATCCCGGCAAAACCTAATAGCGCCATCGCCGCAGCGGTCAATTCGTCTAATTTGGCCTGGATAATGGAACAGCGCTCCTCTCTGCTTGGAGGAGGGGGTTGCTGGCTAAGAGTGATTAGAATCGGAAATGGATTGGTCTGGTGGCGAAATGGACCGTTTAGGTCTTGTCCATTTTGGCGGATAATGGTAAGATGGGTTTTGTCTAACATAGTCCTCCTTTGTGCGCTATGTTGGGCTAGACCTGGTCGGTGGTGCAATCACCGGCCAGGTTATTTTTTTTGCCTGGCGGATTCTCTCCGCACTTTTAACCAGGCTAAACCTGCCTCATACGGGATAAAGTGACGCCCTGCCCGTTTGTATGCTATTCCCTTGAGAGCGCCATATAAAACTACTTGCCTGATTCTGGATTGATCGACGCCGGCGGCGTCGGCCAATTCCTGGGTAGTCCAATCCCTGGGCGGATTCGTCTCCTGGTTCATTCTCACGCTACCGTTAGTTAAGATACAGCCATCTTAACACGGTTCATTGGATTTGTCAATATAGTTGAACTGGTTTTTGGCAAAATTCATCTTCTTAATTTCCAATTTAATTCTTGACAAAACTATAGTTTTATAGTAATATATTTTTAGTTCTGAGTGATTTTCAAGCACGAAAGGAGAGATTGATTATGGAATTCGCAATGTTTCTAGCCCACGCCCGGCGGGAAAAGGCCGAGGCCGAGATTGCCTTAGCCAAGCAGGAAATCATCACGAGCAGGGTCAAAACTGCCGCCGAATGGGGCATCATTGACCGTCATGGCGACGGTAACGGCGTCAAGGGGCTTGGCTCTAATGAATCGGCTCAAGACCGGGCCATGCTCTACCACCTGGAAATGGACGAGGAGTGCGAAACCTATCGCGCTATCCGGGGCGAACTGGCCCTGGCCAAAGCCAATCTACTGCGGGCCTCGGTTGAATTAGAAATCCTGCTTGACCAGCGCAGAGATTTCGAGAACGCCCTGCGAGTGGTCGAGAATCGCAAGCAGGGCAGCCGCAAAACCAATTAAATAATCCAGGCTCGACTCCCGCCAGAGTCGAGCCTCTATTAAATAAGGGGTGATTATGGTAAGGATATTGGGCGATTTGATTAATATCAGGGATACATTGTCTTCCGTAATATCGCACCTGGAAGAAAGCGACGATATTAAATTCGCCATCATGGATGTCTCGAAAGACTATCCGGGATATACCTTTGGGGGCGTCAATATTGAGGGCCTAGATGTTGATGAGGATGGCCTATTCCAGGTCTTTGAATCGGATGAATTGGGGGACGCTATAAATTTAGCTATCCAGTTGGCTGAAGATGAAAATACCCCTGGCGTCTGGGAGGTCGTCGGCGTAATCCCCTTGACCAAAGAGATATTAGATAGATACCTGCCTAATCCTACCCTAGAGCAGATTTTGTACGAGAATTTATATGTCGCCAACAATAAAATTGATTATTTTTGATATGGACGGGACGCTGACCCCTCAACGTCCCTCCAGTACCGCCCCCTTCGAACGCGTTTTACTTCCCGGTGTTGCCGCCAAATGCAGCCAACTGCGCCAGGCTGGTATCGTCCTGACCGTGGCCAGTAACCAGGGCGGTGGAAAACGGACCAGGCCAGGCCGATTGACTTTCGGCGCAATCCAGGGCCAAATGGCCTGGCTGCGGCGAGAATTAGGCGTCAGTGCGGTTCGATACTCGATCTCCCGGCGCAAAAAACCGAACCCCGCTATGCTTATCGAGCTAATAGCCCTGTTTGGCGTGTCCACTGAAGAAACCATTTTCATGGGAGACGCCGAAACCGACCGACAGGCCGCCGAAGCCGCCGGGGTCCAGTTTATCTACGCTAGTGAGTTTTTGGTGGACGTGAGTTGTTGCGGGATATTCACATTATTCGTGATAAACTATGATAGAATATAGCGAGTTATCCAGGAGGTTGACATGCAAATCCCACTACCCGATACCGGACTGACTCTCCCCTTCGATTCTCTCACTTTCTCCGTCGTCCGCAAAGCGCCGCGCATGTTGGTTTTCGGCCAACACACTATGAGCTACGGTCCCTATGTTGGTTTCGACGCCGATATGCGGGTCTACGTCGCTCAGCACATGTATGTCGAACAGGCCGAGAAAATCGGCCTGACCGATAAAGACTTGGCCTGGATGTCCAATAGTAATTGGCTCATCCTCGGTTCCGACCAGCGAGTCACGATTGACTTTTTCCATGACCTGCTGCCGACCTGGTTCAATCTGGACATTGCCCTGGCTACTTTGCGCCTCGAATACGGTGATGACAAAGCTGCCATCCCCGTCGGCCAAATCGGTCGTTTCGAATCAGATTGCTCCGTTTACACCTGCGTCCGCAACGCCATGTTTGGCTGCCTGACAAAATTCCCTATGAACAAAATGGAGTTCATGCCCGATGTAGAACTTCTAATCAATAACAAAGAGGGCTATTTCGACGGACACGCTCTCCAAATTTGGAGCGACGGCGTTATTACCCATAAAGGTAGCAGCTATACCTGTGGTGAGCCAAAATTTCAGCCGGGCGAAGACGTGCTCGACCTGCTCAAATACGCCATGCGCCAGAAATACTGGCGTGAGGCTGACCGTTGGATGGGCCTACTTAACCTGAAAGTAATCTCCAAACAGAAAATCCGGGAACGCGAATTCGGCTATCCCGGTAATTACAACGGCTTTGCTCTTTACCGATGGGAGACTACCATCGGCCCTTTGTGGCTAGTCGAATCCTCCTGGGGCTACCTGGGCGAGGATGGCGACGCCGGGGAGGATACCAAAGTATTTGACCGCGAGGCTACCGCAATAGCCAATTTTGAGAAAAAAGTAAGCGATTTTGAAGGACCGGAGCGCGAAACCGCCGCATATTATCAAAAACAGGAGGAGCTATGAGTATCTATAAAGTAGGCGAACCCTACAGCCCAACCAAAACCCATTGGCCGGAAGGCGTTGACTACAACTACCGTGCCGGCCAGCACGAACTGCGCCTTTTTCTGCGCACCCCCAACCGGCAAGAGATTACCGACGTCGAATCGGGCGAGGCCCGCTTTGCCCTGGCCGTCGAACGCGACATTATCTTTTTCTGCTATCGCTTCGGTCAGGGCGACTGGGGCGACTGCGGCTTCTCCATCCACCTGGTGCCGGAAGATGAGCGTATTCTGCCAGAACTACCGAAAGCGGGTGAGCGGGCGCTCCTGACCACCCTCCTGATCGATGCCGAAACCGGCCTCCTCAAGGCGATCCGGGTTACGTCGCTCTCGCCCAAATTCACCCAAAGGTTACACCGAGCTATCCTGGGCCAGGCCGCCCGTCCCTTCCCCGATGACTACGACCAACAGGCCGAGGCGGTTTACCACCGTTATACCTCGGCCCAACTCGCCATGAATCGGGCAGTTGTCCGTTGCTGGGGAGGTGAGTGATGGCCCGCTCCAGGGGCGTTTACCTCCACCCGGCCGCCTGGGCCGCCTGGGAGAAATGCGCCGAGGCGACCCGCAGTTTCCCCGCTCGCGGCAAAAATGCCGGTAAGGTCGCCTCGGTCGATGCCCTACTGCGGCGTATCGGTGAGAACCCGGTGCTGCTGGATAAAATCGTCCAATTCCTCAGTAGCCCGGTGGCCCAGGCCGAATCGGGCCTGCCTTCGATTATCATTCGTCCTGAAAAATTCGTCAGCCGCACTATTGCCCGGATTAGCATCACCCAAACAGCCGTAAGTGTAAATTTCCCTGAAAAGCGCGACGATTTCCGGGAAGTAGTCAAGGGCCTGGGCTACGCCTGGGACGAAAGCGCCTGGGTCAAATTGGTCAAAAACTGGACCGGCGCCGCCAACCGCGCCGCCGAACTGGGCCACCAACTTCTATTGGTCGGCTTCTGGATCGCCCCGCCTACGGTCGAGGTTCAGAACCTCATCATCAACGAATCCTACCAGGCCGAACAGAAGCGCGTTATCTCCGTCCAGCAGGGCGGGGAGTATGACGGCTGGTTCCGCATCTGGTGGACCAGGAGCGAGGACTGTTATAAGGCAGCCAGCCGGATCACCGCCAGCCACTACTATAAACCCGTCGTCGTCGTCCCTCCTGAACACTACGACGAGGTCGAGGATTTTGCCGGGCGACACTATTTCCACCTGACCCAGACCGCGCAGCAGTTGGCGGCCAGGGCCAGGGCCTCGCTCGAAGCGGCCCTGCTTCTCTCGATCAGGGAGCCGGAGCCGCTCGATGAGCCGGACGGGATTCCTGATTTGGGCCTTCCCGAAACCATAGGCATCGCCGATGAACTTATTGACGACCCTGTATGACCATCAGCGCCCGCCCATAGACAAGCTCCTGCCCAGCCGGGTCGGGGGTCTATTTATGGCAATGGGCACAGGCAAAACCCGCGTGGCTATCGAACTGGTCGCCCGCCGCCGGCATAAAATTGATCGGGTAGTCTGGTTCTGCCCGGTCTCGCTCAAAGAGACTGCCGATTACGAAATCCGCAAGCATACCGACGCCGGCGACGACGATATTTACCTCTTCGACGACCGCACCACCCAACGCAGCGTCCCCCGCTCGGCCACATGGTACGTCGTCGGTCTGGAGAGTATGGGCAGCAGCGACCGCACCGTCCTGGCCGCCAACGACCTGATCACCCCGCAGACCTTTGTCGTCGTGGACGAATCGAGCTATATCAAAGGCCACCATGCCCGGCGCACCCGCCGCCTTACCTATATGGCCGAACGCGCCCGCTACCGGCTAATTATGACCGGCACGCCGATGACCCAGGGCGTCCAGGACCTCTACGCCCAGATGCGTTTCCTCTCCCCCAAAATTCTTGGTTACTCCTCTTTCTATTCCTTCGCCGCCAACCACCTGGAATACAGCGAAAAATACCCCGGCCTGGTCATCCGGGCGCATAATACCGACTGGCTGGCCGCCAAGATGCAGCCTTACGTCTACCAGGTCACCAAAGAGGAAGCCAGCCTCAACCTGCCCCCCAAGCTCTATGACAGTTGGTATTTCCGCCTGACCCCTGAGCAGGTCGCCGCCTACGAACAGGCCAAAGAAGAAATCCTGCTCTCCTGCCCCGACGACCTGCTCGATTCCTATGTTATTTTTCAGCTTTTTACCGCCCTGCAGCAGATCGTTTCCGGTTTCTGGAATCGGGGCGGGCAGTTGTTGGAATTCTCCCACCACCGGCTGGATACATTGCAAGAGGTAATCGAGGCCCTGCCGGCTGGTGAGAAAATCATCATCTGGTGCAAATACCGTTACAGCGTCCGGGCCATCACCGAGGCGCTGGTCGGGCAGTACGGGCCGGATTCGGTCGTCCAATTCTACGGCGACCTGCCCGAGACCGACCGGTCGGCGCAGTTGGCCCGCTTCCGTCACGATGCTCGTTTCCTGGTGGCTACCCAGGCCACCGGCGGCCACGGTCTGACCCTTAACGAAGCGGTATACTCGATTTTCTACGAGAACGAATTCAAATACGCCCATCGGGTCCAGGCCGAAGACCGCAATCATCGCATCGGCCAGGCGCGTCGCCCTACCTACATCGACATCCAATCCCGCGCCAAAATCGAGGAGCGCATCAGCCAATCCCTGGCCAAAAAAGGCAATGCCCTGGACGATTTCCGCCGCAAGATTGAGGCGGTCAAGAAGTTGGGCAAAAAGGGATTGGCCGAATATCTGAAAGCAGTTTTATGATTTTAAGGTTCACCTCCTTGACAGTTAAATGTAACTGTGATAATATAGGAGTTACATTTAACTATATATTTGCAGGAGGATTAAGATGGTAAACATAGGAGATACAGTCAAAGTGTGGAAATCGGTAATGTACCGGGAGTATTCCACCGAGGGCGTAGTCGAGGCAGTGCAGACTGACCGGTTCGGCGACCAATTAGCCAAAATCAATGGCGACTGGTATAAAATGGCCAACGACCTGGAGAATAAATTCGAAATAATCCCTCAACCTGTCCCCCAATCCCTGTTCCCCCAATATCCCAATTGGGCCAAACTCTCCCGCCAGGAACAAAACATCATCCTCAAAAAACACGGCTACCGCTGGGTCGAATATACTCGCGAGTGGTTAGAGGATAACGACGATTTCGACCGCGAGCCGGGCTGGTATCTGTTCGCCCCGGACGGGCGCGAGGTCGAGGTCGAGCGAGCCTTCGACGAGATCAACCGGGGCGTTGGGGTAGTCAAGGCCGAGATCGAGGCCAAGCGCCAGGTTGAGGCCGCCGACCGGGAACGCCGCCGCCAGGTGAAGGCAGGCGTCCAGAGAGTGGCCGATCATATTCGGACCAATGGCGAAAAGCCTGAAAATCACGATTGGCCCCAGGGCGAGACCCTTCTGGACAGCCGCAATATCTACGGCTCCGGTGAGGCATTTGTTATTGAGCCAGATAACACCGTCTGGCATCTCATTAAAAACGGCATGGACGGCGACGATTGGTCGCGCAACAACCTGCCCGGTCATATTGCCTTTAAACTCAGCGCCGCCTCGACCGTGGCCGAGGCCCTGCGCCAGTTGGCCGCCGGCCAGCCGATTCAAGGAGGATTATTATGAAAATCTCAATCCGCCAAACCCAGAAGGGAGATTGGCTCGTATTCGAGGCCATCCCTGCCATATTAGGGATAGAAGTTGACCAGGTCGGCTCCTATGTGGACGGCTACACCACCGGTTTGCAATTCCAACGTTTTGACACCGAAGAGGAAGCCGAAAACTACGCCGGCGCCCTGACCGCCAAAACCAACGCCGAGTTGATTGAGTGGCAGCCGCCCCAACGTCAAAATGCCAGTTTTGAAGACCTGCCCCGCCTCTATCCGGACAAAACCGGTTACGAAACCAGGGAACAGTCCGAGGCCGCCGGCTGGATTCGTATCAACCCATCCAAGACCATTACCCATTACCGGGGTATCAAAATCTACTGCGCCGACATAACCCCCGGCAACTCATTTGGTTATGAACTAGCTATCAAAGCCCTGGATCGGGAATTTGCCCATTCCACTCAAATTGGGATTGGTCGATATTTCTCCGTCCGCTTTCGTACCGGCGAGGTTCTCGACGCTATCGAAGCGGCCCGAAAATTCATCGACCATGATCTAATTACCCAGGCCGAGGCGGTCAAGGAGGGCGCGCCCTCGGTCCAGGCGGTCAATAACGCCATTCGGGAGGGTTATTTAACCGGCTATCGTGATCCTGGCAGTAACCCCCACCGGCCCGGAGGACAATTGGTTAGCCGGATAGAGGTTCGTAAACGATGGCATACCGAGGAGGGACCAAACAATGAATTATGACAATATTACAACACAACTAAAAATGTTTGTTTCGGATTATCCAAAATTGAATAATGCGATTACCGCTCTTGAAAATGAAGACTTGGCCGAGGCTGTTGAAATCATCAAAAGTGCCCGTGTAGCTACAAAACCCGGTACCACTCATAGTTTTGAATTGTTGCAAATTATAGAGCCACTCATTGACGGTCTTAACTTTCAGATCGAAGAAAATCTCAAGCGGTTGATTAATGACGGTCATAATGAGCTTGGATCTGTTTTGATTAAAGTTGAATCTGAGGACGACGGCAAATATACCGATGCGGCCATCATGATGGAAAAATTCGATAATTTTCAGCTTCCACGAAATAATTATGAATTCGATATCCTTTCTATCTCGAATAAATTACAAGTGATGGCCCTATTTTATAGTGATGAAGAATGATCTTCCTTGGTTATGACGACCCGGCCAAAAAAATAGAGATTAACCACTATCTCTCCACCCACGACATCCATAAAACCGTCGTTATCTCTGCCGACGAATTTCCCCTCCCTCTCCCCGATACCGACCAGATTACCTATAGTGGCGTGATTCGTTATGTTGTCTTTTACCGCCTACTCCAGGAGATCGACGACCATACCCTGATTGTCATCAACGAGTGCCTGCGCACCCAGAACCGCTATGATCTGACCTACAACTGTATCCGTAACTATCTTAACCAGACTAACCACCAACTTATCTTTCAGCAACTCCCCCAAATTGATACTCAAGATGATTTTATGATTCTTTTTGATTTTGATAGCCGTAGCCGTTGGAAGCGGCAAAAGTTTGACCCAGACCTGATTCGGGATAACACCCAGGTACAGGTAAACCCGCTACCGCTGGAATTTACCCGCATTGACGTGCCTACTTCACCAACTATCCAAGCAAAATACATCCAGGAACGTGACCGCCTCTTCACCACTCTGGGGGCCAAGGATCCTCATACCCTGCCCCGTAATCTCTACCTGCTAGGAGGCAAGGACAAGTTAGCCTACATCGACGCCCACGCCTATCCCCAACTTTCCCTATTCGACCAGGGTGCGCCTGACCAGCGCTACGTCGCCCGCAACAAACGCCTGGGGCGAGATTGTATTATCACCTATGCCGACGTGACCCCGGATGGTAGCCCCTACACCATCGTCGAATTCCCTCATCGCTTCATCGACTTTAGCGACTTCCTCCGCCGTACCGGGCAGGCCCGCAGCGAGGTCCTGGTGGCTGACCTGAAGGTAGACCACTGGTATTTTCAACGTTATAGTGAATGGAAAGATCGAATTTATGAGACTTACGCAGGTCTACAGCAATAATAAAAACGTGCTCGATGCTACCCGCGAGCGGATCAGCTTCATCTTCGACCACTTCGAGAATATCCATGTCTCCATATCGGGCGGTAAGGATAGTAGCGTCCTGGCTCACCTGGCCCTGACCGAAGCCCAACGCCGCAGCCGGCGCGTCGGTATCTTTTTCCTCGACGAAGAAGTGGTCTACCAATCGACCATCGACCAGGTGACTTACATTATGGAAGACATGGCCCCCAGCCACGTCTTCCCCCTCTGGCTGCAAATGGAATTCCACCTGACCAATGCTACCTCGCTGACCGAAACCCAATTCATCCCCTGGGAAGCCGGCCAGCACAAAATCTGGATGCGCCCTAAAAAGTCTTACGCTATCAAGTTCGCTCCCTGGGACCGGTCCACCGAATATGTGGCCGATAAAAATAAGGGCTTTGGCTTCTATGACGTGTTCGTTAATTTCGAACAATGCTATACCAACACTGCCTTCCTGGTCGGTTTGCGCGGCGTCGAATCGCCCAACCGCTGGCGGACCGTCTCCAAAAACCCGGCCCTTATCGGCGGTCAAAATATCTACTGGGCCACGACCAAAGGCGAAAACTTCAGCATGTACCCCCTGTACGACTGGAACATTCACGACATCTGGCGTTATACTTTCGATAATAAGCTGCCGTACCACAAAATCTACGATTATATGTTCAAGAAGGGCTACTCAATCAACGAAATGCGCATCTCCTCCCTCATCCACGAAAAATCATTCAAGGCCATCTGTGACCTGCCTGAATTCGAGCCGGACACCTACAACCACCTGGTCAAGCGGGCCAAGGGGATTACCCTGGCCCAGGAGACCGGCAAAAACGCCAAACTCTTCCGGGCGCGCAAGCTGCCCAAAGACCATCATTCCTGGCGGGAATACCGCGATTTCCTCCTGGCTACCCACCCCGACCCGGATAAGCGCGACATCCTGGCCCGCCGTTTCGCCCGTCACCTCGATAACGAGTACGTGGCCCGCCAGCAGGTACGCCAACTTATCCTCAATGATTACGAAAACAACCTGCCGGTGAAATCCGAGGAAGACCCCCGGCAGAGGTGGATAGAATACTATATGGAGAATTTATAGATGTTCATCAATACCGTGAAAGAATACCTGGCCCATCGGGAAAAAACGGAACCGGTCTATGGTGCCGGCGAATCATAAGCGAAAAATCCTCATCCCCTGCGCCAATACCCTTGTAGTTAGCCGCAGTCTGGTCGTCGCCAACACCTACAACCCCAACCACGTTTCCGACGACAAGATGGAACTGCTTTATCAGAGCGTGGTCGATAATGGCTTCGCTTTTCCCATCGTCGTCATTTGGGATGATGACCAGCAGCTTTTTGTGGTGGTAGACGGCTTTCACCGCTACCTGGTCAGCGGTCCAAAGTGGCTCGATATGTCCCACGTGCCGGTAGCGGTCCTGGCCCACGACGCCGCCCAACGGATGATCGCCACCTGGCAGTTCAACAAGGCTCGTGGGGCACACGAGGTGGACCTGGATGCCGACCTGATCCGGGCGCTTATCCAGCAGGGAATGAGCGAGGACGAGATCGGCCAACACCTGGGCGTAGACCTGGACACCGTTCACCGCTACAAGCAGGTGACCGGTATTGTTGAATTATTCAAGGGCGCTCAATACTCAATGAGCTGGGGCATAGTGGAGGTAGAGGACAATGGACACTAAATGGAAATACGGTGATGCATGGGAACAGTTCCCTATCGAACCAGGAGAGGTCTGGGGCATTCCGGCCAACCGTAGCAAGGTTGCAGTCCATAACATCTTCGACTCTCTCCCCGCTTTTATGCTCACCGCCGACCTGATTTTTGTAGACCCACCCTGGAATCAGGGCAATATCAATGCCTTCTATACCAAAGCTGGCCGGACGGATTATCAGGAGTTTGGCGTTTTCACCGAGGTTTTATTCAAGCGCCTGGCCGATATCTCCGCCCAAACTGTCTATATCGAGATTGGCAACCAGAATGTAGATAACTTCTACGACCGTCTGGGTCGTCTATATCCCTGCCGCCAACGTTGGCCGGTCGTCTATTACCGCAAGTATCCTACCTGGATCGTCCGGGGCAGTAAAACCGGCCCGATTGATTATGATTTCACCGGAATAGACGAGGCCAAATGTATCGGGATCATCGCCCAGATTGAGGAATACCGGGTGATGGGCGACCTGTGTATGGGCCGGGGATTGGTCGGACTGGCCGCCTACAAAGCAGGGCGACCCTTTGTCGGCACCGAACTCAACCGCCGTCGCCTGGCCAACCTGTTACAAAAATTAGCCAAAAAAGGAGCAGAAGTGGGGAAATATGAAAATCAGAAAATGTGATCCTATCGAAATCACCTCCCTGTACGTTCAGGCCAAAAAAGAAGGCATCATTACCACTCCGCCCAAATCACCGGCCACCTTTGTCTGTGCGGACGAAGATGGCAGTATTGTCGGCTTTGCCCGCATCGTTTACCTATCCGAGAAGCGGGCCAGGTTAGGCAATTTCTTTGTGCTGCCTGACTATCGCCGTCAAGGGATTGGCTCCGCCCTGACTGCCTACTGCCTGGCCCTCCTCGACGAAGCTGGAAAAATAGAACGGGTTGACGTATACGCCTACCACCCTCAGATGTTCCAAAAACACGGTTTTATCATTGTCCGACAATACGAGTCATCGTATGGCAAAACCAGCTATATGGTTAGGAAAAGTCAAACGAAATCTTAATAGGAATAACCGGAAGCTCCCAGGAGTATGGAGATATATAAAGTGAAACGCCTAAAATCTAATTTGCCCACTGCTTCAACCGAATATATTTCCGATATCTGCGAAGATTGCGGTGAACCATTTGAAAAGCCAGCCAATTGGCTTGATTTTCACAAATGCCAAACATGCGCTAACAAGAGGCGTAACCGCAATAAAGGTAAGGGAACTAATTATCTCTCTCCCTTGCCTCCGGGCGAAATGCCCAAGCCTGCCCGGATCAAGGCCAGGGCCAGGCAGGTAATCTATTTGAGAAAAGAATTAGAGCAGGTCGAATCGATCAAAATGGCGATTATGTTGCGCGATCCGCGCACAGTCACGGCCTATTACGAGGCCCTGGCTATCGCTAAAATCGCTTATATGTCCCTGGAAAAAACCATCAAAATGCTGGAAGAGGCATTGGTGTAAATTGATGTTATCTAATTTGATTCGTGATTTCTCACAGAAACTAAAAAGCCCTGGCGACCAGGGCCTTTTTTGTTCACTCTTTCAGCACCAAGCCCCCCATCGGCCTTAAATTGAGCGAATAACCCGCTCCTTCGTATAGCTCCGGGTCCTCATCCTCAAACACCACCACCTCACAGGGCATAACTCTGCCGGTCCCTATCCTCCGGCACTCTGTCCAGGCCGGGCAGGACGGGTTACAGCCGTTCCAGGCAGGGACGCGCGCCGGCTTGGGCCTCTCTATTACCGGCCCCGCCTCGAACACTACCCCCAATTCCCTCCGGGTCGGCACGCCCAACTTCCGGGCCATATCCGCCAGTTCCGCCGCGTCAACCCCTATCTCCCCGGCCAGGTCGGATAGTCTCACCTGCGGGTCGTGGTATTCCCGCACGAACCACTCTCGATTCACCCGTTCTGCCGCCCTGTCGATCCGCGACATGTCACACCGCCCTGCTGCGGCTGCGCTCTGCGCTGAATCCGCCGTTATATCTCCCGTCCAGCTTATCAATATTCACCCTGGCCACATATCCTATCGGGGTGTCCAACCAGTCACAAAACAGGACCACGAATCGCAGCGCCCCGTCGAGGTCCTGGATAAGTTTCCCCCGGTCCAGGTTATGGCCGTGAAAAATATACTTTTTAAGCGCCTCCCCGATCTCTTTCCCGGCGACCACACTGAACAGCCGGCCCTTCCAGGCTAGCCAGTCGCAGCATTCCGGGAAGCTTCTGAACCCCAACGGCGCCGGCGACGACGGCCAGGGTGTGGGCAGCCTCAACTCCAGGGCGTTGTCTATCTCCGCTATGTACCACAAGCAGTCACCTAACTCTTTTACCCATAAATCCCGGTCGATCTCCCCGTTACTCATAAACCGGCCGATGAGTTCGGTCACTTCGGCCACTTCCCCGACCAGGCCCAGCCCGGCTGCCGCTAAACGGGCCGATCCCGCATCACCCCAATTCAGCCAATTCCCGGCCCCGCTGGTCCGGGCGGCCAGGTCCCGGTACTCCTCAAAAGTCCATATTTCGTCCATGAGATGATCCTTTCATAAAATTATCAACCAGCCACCCCCACATGGCTTGCCATTCGCATCGGGCCACATCGCCCACCCCCCATAGTCTTAACCCCGATTCGGCCCCCTGCCCATGCAGATATTCGGCCACGGTGAAGACATATAACAGGCACAGCTCCCGGTTCATAATCCCCCTGGGCGGCAGGGCCGGTTCGGATACCGCCGGCGCGCCGTTTTTGCTGAACGTAACCGGCCAATTGACCTGGCTGCCGGGCTGATGCCAGCAGTACACCCGCCGTCCCACTCGAAAGGTAAAATTGTACATCGGGACGGAACTGTAAATGCCGCTTCCTCCGCACCGCTTACATAGGCCCCCACTCCAGTCCTGGCCGGTCCCGCCGCAGCCCCAACATTCCTTTTGGCGAATAGATAACCTCACCCCGGTACAATAACCACCTTCGTATAGCTGGCGGATCAGCCGGGTTTTAAGGCTGTAAATAATCTGCCGGGTTTTCTCCAGGGAAGTGGTCCGGGCAAACCGGTTCAGGTAAAACATCGCCCTGGCCGCCAATGCCGCCCCGTCGTTGGCCCCTAACCAGGCCCGCGCCTGCCGCCGGAGTGATTCTTGTTCGAGGTATCGCTTGAGGTGCTCCATCGCCGTTTTTCTTTCCGCTGCTGCCTGGCCTTGCCCTCTATTTCGGCCAGTTCGACTTCAAGCTCGTTGATTCGCTGCCGTTGCCGGGCAACCTCGACGGTCAGGGTATCTTTCTCCTGCCGCAGTTTTCCGATTTCGGCCTCGGTCCGGTCGATATCGCCCTGCAGCTCCTCATTCTCAACCAGCACCGTCCGCAGGTTATCCTCATAGACCGCCAGGAGTTGATTATCATGGTCAACCTGCCGCTGCACGATCTGGTCAGGGAGGTTCGACATTCCAACCCCTATTCTCCCATTATTTCCAATTCAGCCTCGATCCACTCGCGGGTGGCCAGCACTGCCGCTTTGGGGTCTCGCGCCCGCGCCCGCGGTTGTATTTCAATCATCCGAATCCTCTATCCTTTCTTTTGTTCGCCTGGCGCTGTGGTCGTACCAATCGAACGACCGGCCCGGTTTGCGCCACAGCCAGCGGTTATAATACCGGCCAAAATCGATCAGCTTTTGCTCTGTCCAGCCGTACCGGTGCTGCACCACCGGCCTTTTTTCCAGGGCGTTCAGCGGAATTAGTGCCTGGACAAACGGCTCCCCGCCCCAATCGACGATCTTCTCGGCCCGGTACATACAATCCTCGAATGGTTCGTTCCCGCTCAGGCAGTAAACCCGGATATTGCGGCTGCCCACCCCGGCCTCTTTGAGCAGCCTCATCATCTCCTCGACCGGTTTCTCCTCGGCTACCGTGTCAAAGGCCAGCCGCCAGAACTTTAGCGGCAGCCGGCGGAATCTCTCGAAGGCTTCATGATCAAAGAAGCTCGGTTCAAAGCCACTGTTGAAATCCACCGCCCGGTAGCCGCGAGCCAGCAGCTTCTCTATTACCCGCTCCTGGTGCCCGGTCGAACAGGCCAGGATGTTATCATCCATCACCACCGGGGCCGGGTCGAAGACCGGATACTCCACCATCACCCGTCCATCGATCCGGGGCACGATGCAGAACGAACACCCCACCGGGCAGCCCCGGCTGGTCCGGGTCATCTTATAATAACCTGGCCGTGTCTCCAGGCGTGGGTCCACCCCCACTACCGGCCTGATCCCGGTCGCCTGCTCCACGTAACGAGACATGGCCGATACCGCCGGTCCACCGATCCAGACCTCGCCAAAATCCTTGACCCGGTTCACCCACTCAACCAGCTGGGGCAGGTCCCAGGTGAAGATGGCCGAGAAAGCGAATAGGCCCGCGTCCAGGCTGAACAGGTCCGGCTCACCGGTGGAATGTTCCACCTGCCAGCCCTCCCCGGCCAGGTAGTAGCCCAGGGCTACCGTTCCCCGGTTATAGCATTTGGTCGAGCAGTTGAAGATCAACGCTCTGGTCATCCCAACACCTGCACCGAGGCAATCAATCCGTTATCCCCAAAAAGGCGAGCGGTTCCCCTGCTTTGGACCTCGACCACCACCGCCAACCAATCCGGCCAACCGTACTCTGCCCCAACCGCCAGCCCCTCCGCCCGGACAAACAGCAGCCCGCCCCCTGATAACTGTAGCGATTCCGCCGGGTACAGCCGCCAATCCTCCTGCCCGTTCCAGCGCCAGCAGACCAGGTAATACCCCAACGCCCCGCCAATCCGCACCTCTTCTAGTAAATTCTGGTACTGGTCGCGGCGGTTGTCAGTATCCAGGTTGTAGGTATTTCGCTCTTTGGCCTGCCAGCTTTTGATCTCCAGCCAGCACGACCGGCCGCCCAGGGCCGGGATGGTCACGTGCCGGTCGGGATGAGCCTTCCCTACCACCACCGCGTTGGGATAGCGGGTGATCCTGATCTTCGGATAGACCTGCACCCAGGTAACCATGTCGTTGGCCCGGTAATAATACAGGCCCCGGTCGACCAGTTCCTCGTACACGTCCCCGGTCAACTTGGCTAATAGTCCGCGTTGGCCGGCGTTCATGGAATCCTCAACTCCCTGGTCAGCCGTTCCACTCCCAGGCTGATGATCACCTCTTCCGGGCTGTAGCCCATCCACATCAGTTCGCCGATGCTGTGCCCCTCATCCCGCAGCCGGCGGACCTGCTCCTGCCGTTCCGCCGGCGCCTGGGCGGCCAGTTCGACCACATAGCCAAACTGCCCGGACGGAGACACAAACGACCCCTTCAACTCCCCTTCCCGCAGTGAGGTCAGGGCCGCCGCCAGCAGGTCCATAATCCCGTTTATGGTGTCAGCCTCGATCAGTAGCCTACATATCAGCTTCCGGTTCATCTTCTGCTTCCTCCTCCGGGCCTTCATACTGCGACGTTTCAACTATTCGCCATTCAGGTGGTTCCTTGCGGCTCTCCCATCGGGATAGAAAGGCCCGGATGATCTTCCCTTCTTGCTGCCTGAGCCACTTCCAGACGGTGTTTATTTGCCCGTCGTCAGTTTCGACTCGATGGCCGTGATAGAAACGGGCATTGCCCAGGTAGACGGTATTTTTCTTTTTGGCTCTTTCGATGATATACAGCCCGGCTCGCCCGCTTGCCCAGGCCAATTCCACCCGCTCCCCGCCCCGGCCAAACGACTTGGCGTATACCCGCACCGCCCCCTTCTTATCGTGGCCGCAGGGCAGTCCCTCATGACACTTGTGCCGGACATACTTTTCCCGGCACTCGTCACACCAGTAGCCGATAGTTTCGGTCATCATGCCCTCCTACAACAGCACCGGCTGGAAAGCGGGCGTTGCGGCCAGGTCGCGGGTTCGCCGCAGCCGGGCTGGGGCCAGCCGGTGGAAATCCACCCCAATCCGCACGAAAAAGCAGCCCGTCCCTAGCGCTTGTAGGGTTTGAACGGTCAGCCGTTCCAATTTACCGTTATCCATAATGAACTTCTTGGGCAGGATCGACTCGACCGCCTCGAAGTCGTTATCCTCCTCCAGCCGGCCGATAAAGCGGATATTGGTCTGGCTGAGAACGTCCTTTTCCAGAGCGTGGGGCCGTTGGGTCACAAAAATGGTATTGATCCCCGCCTTGCGTCCCCGCTGGGCGATCTCAACCGTAATATCCAGGGCGGCCTTACTTTTGACCCTTTTCTGCGGGGCAAAAATATGGGTCTCCTCCACCGTCAGGATCATGGCCTGCACCTCCCCGGCTTCCCGCCGGGCTTGCTGGTGGTCGAGCAGCTGGGTCAGTAAGGTCGTGTAGACCTCGAACCGGGCCTCCAGACTCAACCGGTAAATATCCACAATTACCCCCTGGCCCGCGTCCAGGCAGTCGAGAATCTGGGTGACCCAATCCAGGTTGGACAGGTTAAGGTGGATATGCGGCCCGTTGCGCGAGGCCATATTCACGTTGGGCAGTTCGCCCAACCCCCGGTATTCCCCCTCTGGATCGATCAGTACCCAGGGGATACCCAGGTCGGTCAAACATTCATGCATGACCCCCACCAGGTGGGACTTACCCGAACCGCTGGAAGCGCAAATACCGCAGCGGAAGCCCTGTGACCGCCAGCGCTCGTTATTGAGATTGATTTTGAAGCCGTTGCCGAAATCCAGCACCGGCTCCGGCGCTACAAAGACGATCTGGCCGGTGGCTAATTGCGGCTGGTTCATGCCGCCTCCCGTAAATAGCGGGCGCTAAAAAATCCCAACTGCCCCCGGCACGGTCTGAACGGCAGCGGCCTGGGGTTGGCCAGGGTGAAGCCGTACTCGCCCGTGAACCAGGGAGACGACGACTGGACCACGCAGCCGGTCAAGGTCACTTCGCCGACGATACCGCCAAAATCGAATTCATTAGGGACGGGCATTTTGATATGGGGAAATCGCGCCCTGACCTGGCGGTAACCTTCCAGGTCGAAGGTCTTACCCGCGTGGACCAGCACCCGCTGGCCGATCATCTTGCGGGGTAGGGGCCATGTTCGATTCTCGACATCTTTGGGCGGGGTGTAACTGCCCGCGTTGACGATCAGCCAGGCCCACGGCTGTTGAATGGATAGGGCAATGTCTGGATGCTGCATTTCAATATCCTTTCACGGTAAAAAATAGTTCGCTCAGGCGAAATCATTTGGCAAAAAAAGAGACCCCTGGACCACGTTCGGGTTTGTTTGCTCTTTGGGTTTATTAGCCAGAGCCTTGCGTGGGTCTACTTGTCCCCAGCGGAGCCGCTCCTCCCACCAGGCCAGCCGGCGGCAGGCGATCTGCGCGTAGTCCTCCTGTAACTCCACCCCTACTACGTAATCCCATCCGGCCAGCAGGCAGCCGATCATCTCACTACCGGTCCCACAGCAAAGAGCGAGCGCCTGGCGCGGGGCGTAGCGGTCGGGCGGAAGGAACAGGCCCGCTACTCGCCTCAACATGTCTAGTGGCTTCAGGGTAGGGTGGGGGTTATTCTGTTGGGTCGGCGCAAATCTCGGTTCATGTTCCAGCCCGCCCGAATTGACCCGCCGGCGCTCCTGCAGCGGCAGATCACCGCAGCCGGCGTTACGCTCGCTTGTGCCCACCTTACCGCTGTAGAAAACCAGGGGCGAATCGGCGAACCTCTCGAAGATGTCGTAAACCCAATCGGCCTGGTAAAAATGATGGCCGACTTCCCGCCCGGTCGATTCGTTCAGGTGGCGTACCGGGCAATCGGGATGGCAGTCGTAGTCCGGGATGGAGAGCATGCCGTCGTCGTTACCTTTGGCCTGGTAGGGAATACCCCGTTTCCAACCGCCATTATAAACGTTTCTGCCGGGCACACTTGGTTCCTGTCCGGTCACATCCCCACTGCCGTTTTTGACCTGCTTCTCTCCCCGGTAGACGCAGCCGGGGTGATGAGATAGGATCAGGTGGCCGGGATAGCCGTTGCCGGGCATCCCCTCCCGGCCAAAGTCGATATTGATCGCCCCTGCCCCGGTTTCCAGGATGTCGTCGAGGCGATTCGGTCCCCATGGTTTTTGAGCGATGATAATGGGTTCGAGCTCCGGGGCCAGGGGAGAGCCGTAGCGGTGGCCGGCCCAGGCTTGGGCAAGGTCGGTGATGGGCGTTGGGTTACAACGCCCA